CCTCTGTCGCACCGTTCAGCAGTAGAAACCCTTTAGCGGCTACAGGGTTGGACGAAATTTTTTGTTTTTCGGCCAGGGGACCACCGGGTAACGCGGAAACACGGGAGTTTGACCAGATTCGGCACTTTCGGACCCCGGATCGGAGCCAAACGCGCAAGTATCCAAACTTGGACGACTGGATCGCAGGTTTAAACGGATTTGTTTGATTCCCGGGCCTGTCTGCCTAGATACCTGGATAGACCCCCATTTTTCAGGTCTCTGGCTAAAATAAATAAATTATATTTTTTGTGTAGGCTAGGCAAAGACTTCAAAAAGGGGGGGGTATCTAGGTATCTAGGCAGCAGAATCAGTCGTCCAAGTATCCCCGTTTAAATTTTCAGTCGTCCAAGTATCCGCGTTTAAATCTCTCGCCCTCGACGCTTCGTGATGCTGCGGCCCCGTGGTCGCAAACGCGCAAGTATCCATATATGGACGACTGGCAGACCACCAACAAACGCGCAAGTATCCATATATGGACGACTGGGTGTCGGTCGAGCGGAAAACTCACAGACGAAAAAAATCCGCCACGAGGGCGGATCGGTTGGCAAACGGTTTTCTTTAAAACTCGTCGTCAGCGTCGAGGATCTCGTCCTTGCGCTTTTCGTAATACTCCAGCACCTTGTCAGGGTCGAGCACGTCGTTGTCCACGAACAGGGCCGGATCTTTCGACCAGAGGTACGTGCGCGAGCCGTTGATCGTCATGCGGCCGATCTGCTCGTAGCCTTCACGGTCGAGCATGGTGCCCAGGGCCTTGGCTGAAGGGAACGCCACGTTGATCGCGTCGAAGGCTGCTTCGAGGTGGCCCGTGGCAACCAGCTTGCGCGAGACCAACTCCCAACCGTTGTCGTCGATCACCTCTTCGAGAGTCAGAACGAACGGCGGCTTGGCGCGGCGGATCATCGCGAGCCGGGCCTTGGTGTCCGGGGCGTTGTCCATCGGCTTGAAGTCGTCGGCCTGCTTGTGATTGATCAGCCAATGACGCAGCGCGCCCGGCGACTCTTCAATGCAACCGTACAACTCGGCGTAGTAGTCCGGGTGCTCGGCCTTGAACTCCTTGAGCCGCTCGCGGTTCTGCCACTGGCTGAACAGCACGAGGTAGCGTCGGTCGTTGTCGGTGATGGGCAGCGCGTCCTTGAAGTTGGTGAAGAGCAGGTAGCTCGTCATCGCCTTGATGTTGTGGATCGGTTTGCCCTTGGGGTGGATCTCGACGATGGTGTTGGCAATGAACGGCTTGATCTTGTTGAGCACCTCGTGTTTGTTCTTGTCGTCCACCAGCCGCACTTCCTCGACGCACGCCAGCACCTGACCTTCGGCCCAGTCGCTGAAGTCCGAGTGGAAGATCTGTGCGTTGAGCATGCGCACGTTCGAGATCCCCATGACCATTCGCATCATCTCGGCGAAGAAGGTCTTGCCGTCGCCTTCGACGCCTTGCAGCAGCACGCCGTAGCGCACGTGATCGCCCGGGTTCTGCACGACCCACGACAGCCAGTCGATCAACATGCGCTGCTCACGCTCATCAGGCAGCAAGTGGGCGATGTGCGCCTTCACGCGGTTGATCGCCTTGCGGTCACGTGGTGACAACTTCTCAGGCATGGCCGGGATCTCGTTCTCGTGGTAGGTGTTGGCGAACGTGCCGGCCTCGGTGTAGATGATGTCGTCGTCACCGGGCATGAACCGCAGACCGTTGACCACCGGCACGCGAAAGGTGTTGAGCGCTAGTTCCGATGCCGAGTTCGACGCGGCCTTCTTGCCGTCGAGCAGATCCTTCTTCGTGAACGCCTTGCGGTCGTACATCGCGTCGAAGCCTTGCTTGCTGGCTGAGATCTTGCGCTTGAGTGAGAAGAAGCGGTCATTGCTCGTGTCGTACACCCAGTCGGTACACCACTCGGGGGTCTTGTCGTCAGCACCACCGGAAAATGCAATCGCCTTCTTGATCTCGGACAGCGGGGTCGCGGCGCCAGTGATCCCATCGAGCGACTTCTTCGCCACCTGGGACAGACGCGAGCGTGTGAGGCTGTCGATCTCGGCTTCGCGCGTGGCTGTGCGGGCCTCTTCCCATTCCTTTTGGGTCTTCGCGTTCTGGAATCGCTCTTGCAGTTCGACACCCAACTTCAGCGCCGCCGTCTCCATCGCTTCCTTCGCCATCTTCACGATGTAGCGGGCGGTGATGGGGGCACGCTTCTTGCCACGGATCGCGAACGACTTCCAGCGGCGATCCAGTTCGTCGGCGTCGTAGTTGTCGGCCTCGCTGGCCCACTCGTTCCACAACTCCAGCCCCTGGTCATCACCGTCGTACTGGTGATAGAGCGCCATGCCGATGTTGATCCACTCATCGTGGTCCTCGGGATGCGGCACCATCATCAGGTAGTTGCGCAGTTCATCCTCTTCGATGTCGATGGCGTTGGAGTCTTCGGCCCACGGGTTGTCGTCACCACCGGATGCACCGGCAAGACGCTTACCCTTGATCTCGCTCCAGCCGCGCTCGCGTGCGAGTTCGTCGAAGTAGTCGAACAACTCTGCGATCTGGCCGGCATCGAGCGTTGGCAGATCCGCCGCGCGCACGTTCAACGGGTTCTTCTTGTCAGGCCACGTGTACGGCTTGTTGGTGTCGGGGTGCTTGTGGAAGGCGACGAACTGCTGGCCGTCACCGAGCACCTCGATCATCTGGTCTTGACACCACTCGTCCTGATACTTGGTCGAGCGCATCTTGCGGAAGGGCTCATCCGTGCGGAAGACGAAGAGGCGCTTGGGTGCTCGACCGATACGCATGGGTGCAGCGCCGAATTTCTTGCGGACCCACGCGTCAACGAGTAGAGCGACCTCTTCATCACGCACGTCGATGTCGATGGCCGGTGTGTTCTTCGTCAGGACACCGACGCCGGCCCATCGGTGGCCGTCTTTATCAACCCATTCGCGGATCTGTGCCGTGGTTGCTCGTGCCTTTTGCCAGCCGTCGAAGCCGGGCGCCTTCTTTCCTACCGAGATAGGAACGACGGTGTATCCGTTTTCGATGAGACGTGGACCGTGAAGCGCGAGGTAACCGCCCTTTTGCGACAGAAATTCCGCCTCTGTCAGCGGCTTCTTGTCGTTCATACGGTCGGTGTCTTGCTGGTCTTGATTTCGAGGGGGTAGACGAGATGATCTTCAGTGATCAGCGTCGTGCCGGTGCCGGCGATGATCGTGTGCGCCATGGCGCGAGAGAAACTGCCGTTGCGGATGTGTACGAGAATGGTCACGTTGTTCGTCATCTTGAGAAACTTCGTGAAGGCCCGGATGCTGGGACGACGGCAGTGGTGAAGCGCGAGAAGATAGATGATGAAGGTGAGGCGGGCGGTGGCTCGCGCCGAGTCGGTCTTCTGAGACTCGACCCACTTGGGAAAGTACATAGGGATGCTCCGGTTTGGTCAGGGACGAAAATATTCTACGACAGGGCTTGCGACTTGCGGTGAATGCTGCATAATGCGGTCCATGCACACAGCAAACACCCTTCACACAGCGATGCACGCCGAGGTTATCGTGTAGCATCCGCTTCCCTCCCCAGTCGGCCAAGGCCGGCATCTGATCACTTTCCCCGGCCGACGGCAAGACTTGCCCACCTGTTGACGGCTTTCAATTCTCGGGCTATGAGGAACCTCCAATGACCATCGAAACCAAAATCGACGAACTGATCGCAGCACTCGACCGCAACACCGCCGCCCAGGGTGGCAAGACCTCGGCTGGCGCCTCGGGCTCGGCCGGCACGACGAGCACCAAGGAAACCACGACCAAGCCGTCCGGCAAGGGCAAGGCCGCCGCCTACGAGGCGCAGCACACCAAGGCTGAGGCCCAGGCGCTCGCCAACAAGGTGAAGGACGAGAAGGGCGTGGAAGTCATCCGTGGCCTGATCAAGAAGCTGGGCTACGACAAGCTGGCCGACATCGCCAAGGCCGAAGACCTCGACAAGCTGTACGACGCGTGCGAAGCCGAACTCGGTGAAGACGACGCGGGCGGCAGCGACGACGACGGCATCTAATCGGCCTGGGACTGAGCGTGTCTGAGCATCCAATCAATCTGGTTGATCTCGCGGCGATTCGTGATGGCACCGGCCACACGATTTTCTCGCCATCGAGTTCGGCCATGTGGTTGACATGCTCAGGCTCGCTAATTCCAAACCTTCTCGCCCCCGACGACGCGGGCGAGGATGCCGCATACGGCACAGTGGCACACGAGTTGACTGAAGAGCAACTGAAAACAGGTCGTGTACCAGTGGATCGTATCGGTGAGACGGTCACCGTGAAGAACGGGAAGAACGTTTTCAAGATCCTGATCGATGAGGACATGCTGCGGCACGTGCAAACGGCCGTGGACTATTGCGAGTGGATGCCCGGTGATCACTTCACCGAGCGTCGCGTCTTTTTTTCGGAGTACACCCCGCTAAAAAAACAGAGCGGCACGTCGGACTTCGCCAATTGCGAACCCCACAAGTTGACGATCACCGATCACAAGTTCGGTCAAGGTGTGAAGGTCCATGCCGCGATGAACTACGACGATCCGCGCTGTGTGATCATCAACGACATCGACGACAGCTTCGAGTTGAACGGGAATTCGCAGGGCCTGTTGTACGCCCTGGGTTTTTTCCTTGAGTACGACTGGATGTACGACTTCAAAGAGATCGTGATCCGCATCTCGCAGCCGCGTTTGGACCACTTCGACGAGTGGCGCACCACCCGAAAACACCTGCTCGCCTTTGCTGAGTTTGTTCGTCGTCGCTCGCACGACGCGTGGAAGCTCAACGCACCTCGCCGTGCCAGCACCAAGGGCTGCGAGTGGTGCAAGGTGAAGGCTGACTGCCCCACCTGGGCGGTGATGTACGAAGACATGGTGTCGGCCGCTTTCGACGTGCGTGCCGAGGCTGACATCGAGACGGTCGAGGAACTGAAGTCGCGCCTGGATGATCCGATCGATGGGTACAAGGTGCCGTTCGCCGATGCGATGAAGCTCACCACCGAGCAACTCGAAACGATCCTCACCTTCCGGCGTGCGTCAGAGAACTGGTTCAAGAAGATCGAGGAAACGTTGAAGCAACGCGCACGTGAAGGCGTTAAGCTCGGTCAATGGAAGCTGGTCGCGACGAACACACATCGCTTCTTCCGCCCTGGCGCCGTGAAGAAGATCCTCGCGCTGCCTGTGCCCACTGGCCGCAAGCCCATCACACGCGACGAACTCGTGAAAGAGACCGTTGTGTCGCCCGCAGAGGGTGAGAGAATTTTGGCGACGCACGGGTTCAAGCCCGCGCAGATCGAAACCCTGTTTGCTGACCTGACGGATCGACCGCCAGGACAGCCAACCCTAGCAAGGTCCAACGACAAGCGGCCCGAGCTAGGTGATCCGACCGATGGCGTCTTCGATGACGTGTCGGAGGATTTTTAAACCCTGAAACCCCGCTTAACCGCAAACCCGGAGTATGAAATGAGCAAATTGGAAGTTGTGAAGAAGGTCAAGAATGGTGTGCTGTACCACGACGACAAGGGTGTACCGCACATCCGACTCGACAACGTGCGCATTTCCTACCCCTTCGTCGGCACGCCCTCGGAAGACGAGAACGATGAGGGCAAGACGCAGAAGAAGTGGCGCATCGTCGCGATGCTGCCCAAGTCGTCGCACAAGGAACTGAAAGACCTCGTGAAAGAGCAGATCAACTTGCTGATCGCCGACGCGCAGAAGAAGGACTCGAAGGTCAAGGTGCCGATGTCGCACTGGTGCCTCGCCGACGGCGACGAGAAGGAAGACTCGAACATGGAAGGCCACTTCCTCGTGAGCGCGAGCGACGGCAAGTACCGTCCGAAGGCTCGCGATGCGCGCGGCATCCTGATCGACGACATCGACAAGATCGACGAGACGTTCTACGGCGGCTGCTGGGGCAACGTGATGATCCGCCTCTGGTACTTCAACGGCACCTCGAAGAACAACCCGAAGAAGGCCCTCGCCAAGCGTATCGTGGCCGGCTTCGTGGGTGTGCAGTTCGTTCGCAATGACGAGCCCTTCGGTTCGGGCAAGGTGGACGACGAAGACGCCTGGGATTCGGTCGAAGGCGAAGGCGGCGGCGACGGCGAAGACGACGGCGAAATCTGACCTGCGAAGGTCGCAACTCTCGGCCGCTTCGGCGGCCATTCACTCAAGAAGGAAAAATCATGAAGCAAAGCAAAGTCAGTAAGGTCGGCGCGAAGGTCACTGTGACCCGTCGCAATGGCGAGAAGGTCAACGGCAAGGTCGTGAGCGTCGAAGACCGCCGCAATGGCCGCTGGGTCACGGTGAACGTCGCCGAACCCCGCAAGCCTGCTGTGCACGCCGTCGTGCGTGAATCGCAACTGACCGCGTTTTAAACAGCGCGTGCTCCCCACAAAGCCCGGTTCGCCGGGTTTTTGTTTTTGGAAGGAACGTTATGGCATTTGTGAAAGCGCGCTCGGGAACGAAGTTCGGCGAAGAGCGCCCCACGGCAGTATCCGATACGGAGTGTCTGCCAAACTACTGGTCGATCTTCTTCAAGGATCTCGCAACCGGCCGCGTGGCAAAGATCCGCAAGATGAACGACGAGCCGCTCAACAAGCGGCAGATCGCCGCGATCATGAAGCGCTATCGCGTGGTCATGTTCAACTCGCGTCACTACGACGAACAGATGCTTGCCTACGCGATGCACGGGGCCAGCAATCGCGAGTTGAAGATCGCCAGCGACATGATCATTCAAGACGGCATGAAGCCCTGGCAGTTCTACGACTACTTCAAGTGCGACCGTCTGCCGCGCTTCGTGGACTTGATCGACTTGACCGAGGTGTCGCCAGGATCTCCAGGCAAGCCCAGCTTGAAACTGTCGGCCGCGCGCTTGCACGCTCGCAAGATCATGGAGATGCCGATCCCCCACGATCAGCCGATCACACCTGACAACATCAACATCCTCTACGAGTACGAGGACAACGACCTTGAGTTGACCGAGAACGTCTGGAACGAGTTGGCGCCGCAGATCCGCCTTCGGGCCTTGATGTCCGACGAACACAACGTCGATCTGCGTAGCAAGTCCGACGCACAGATGGCCGAGGCTGTGCTGATTGCCGAGCTTGAGCGCATCACCGGCTCGAAGGTCAACAAGCCCGAGGTGCGCGCGAAGAAGTTCCGCTACAAGGTTCCCTCGTACATCAAGTTCAAGACGCCCGCCATGCAGGAATTGATCGCCAAGCTGGCGGTCTCTGACTTCCGCATCGATCACAGCGGCAAGGTCATCGAGCCTGACTTCCTGAAGAAGATGCCGCTGCCCCTTGGCGATGCGGTCTACACCATGGGTATCGGTGGTCTGCACTCCACCGAGAAAGCGCAGTGGTTCACGCACGACCTTGAATGGCTGCTGCTTGATCGCGACGTGACCAGCTATTACCCGTCGATCATCCTGCTGCTGAAGCTGTTCCCTGAGCACCTGGGCCTTAACTTCCTCAAGGTTCTGCGCAAGCTCTACAACCGCCGCGTGCACGCTAAGAAGATGGCGGCCGAGTGCGCAAAGAACGGCGACAAGGAAGGCGCGCGCAAGTGGGGCGACATCGCCGAGACGCTGAAGATCGTGTTGAACGGTTTGTTCGGCAAGTTCGGCTCTCCCTACTCCTTGCTCTACGCGCCCGAGTTGATGATTCAGACCACCATCACCGGACAACTGTCGGTGCTGATGCTGATCGAAGAACTCGTCGAGCGGGCCTTTGGCGTTGTGTCGGCGAATACCGACGGCTTTGTGACCCGCGTGCAGGCCTCGCGCCGCGACGAGTTCAACGCACTCATCATGGAGTGGGAGTGGGACACAGGTTTGAGCACGGACGAAACCGAGTACCAGTGGCTGTACTCGGCGAACGTCAACAACTACATCGCGCTCGACAAGAAGGACGGCAAGGTGAAACGCAAGGGTAAGTCTGCGACGCCTGCCGGTCCAGGTCAAAAGGGCGCATCCGGCCTGAAGAAAAACCCGTGGGTCGAGGTGTGCATCGATGCCGTGGTTGCCTACCTCAAAGACGGCACGCCCATCGAAGACACGATCAACTATTGCGAGGACATTCGCAAGTTCGTCGGCGTCACGCGCGTCACAGGCAAGGGCGTCGTCGCGATGAAGGACGGTGAAGAAATCGGCCGTGCGATCCGGTTCTACTTCTCGACCGACACCAACACCGCGATCACCCGCAGCGACACGAACGCGCGCATCCCCAGCACGCAAGGCGCCATGCCGTTGATGGAGTTCCCGAAGGAGTTCAGCGGGGCCGACGACATCCCGGATGACATCGACTACGACTGGTACATCCGCGAGGCATACGCGGTGCTTGAGGGTTATGGCGTGCCCGTGCTCGATCCGAAGTTCAAGGGCCGCTCTGGCATCTTCACCGGCCTCATGGACGGAACGAAGACCTATCACACAGTCAACCTGCCGACCTGCGTGGCTGTGTGTGGCAAGAAGCCCAAGTCGATGCGCGAAACATGGTTGGAGATTGCAAAGCCGAATCGTGAGTTCCGCTACTGCGTCAAGTGCGTGAAGGGGAGCGACATATGAGCGCGAAACTCTTCTACGAGAAGACGATCAAGGAGATCGACAACATCGAGCAGCCTGCGCAGCGCTGGATGCGTGCTCGCGGTTGGATCTTCGAGAAGGTCGTCAGTCTGTCGCGCAACGGCTGGCCTGATCGTTGTGCGATCAAGTACGGACTTGTCATTTGGGTCGAGTTGAAGGCACCAAAGAAGACGCCGAAGCAACATCAACTCGACATTCATGCGGCGATTCGTGCAAATGGCGGCACGGTCGTATGGTTCGACAACCTCGACGCCTTCAAGGCGTACTTCAGGACTATCGATGAGCAAAACGCTTTCTAAAGAGATCCGGCGTCAACTCGCTGGCGTCAAGCTCAGTAGAGATGAGATGCACGAAGAGCAGGAACTGATGCTCGACTTCCTGCACAAGACGCCCTATGCGGCCTTGTTCGCCGAGATGGGCGTTGGCAAGACCATCACTGCGTTGACCCTGGCCGTGGACCTGCTGAATTGCTTTGAGGTCAAGCGCGTGTTGATCATTGGTCCGTTGAAGGTGGCGTGCGACACGTGGCCGAAAGAGATCGCCATGTGGGACCACACGGCGCCCTTCCGCTTCACGCTTCTGCGTGAGGACGACGACGATCCGCGTCTTGCCAAGGCTCGTGCTCGCGCGCGGGCGTTCGGCATGACCGAGGGGTTGAGTCGTGAAGACACCGACCGTATGACGGCTCGCGCCGAGACGCAAGAGCGCGAACGCATCCGCAAGGATCTTGCCAACACGAAAACGCAGATCCACGTCATCAACCGCGAAGCCGTTACGTGGCTGGTCAATCACCATCAGGGCAAATGGCCCTATGACTTGGTGATCATCGACGAGTCGAGCAGCTTCAAGGATCACGCGGCCGACCGCTTCAAGGCTCTGGCGAAGGTGCGCAAGTACCCGCACCTTATGAAGCGTGTGATCGAGTTGACGGCGACGCCCACGGCCGAGGGTTACATGGGCCTGTGGGCGCAGATGTTCTTGCTGGATCGCGGCGAACGCCTCGGCAAGAACATCACGGCCTATCGCAAGAGCTACTTCAGCTTCAACCGGTGGTCAAAGCAGTTCGAGATCCGTCCGGGGGCCGAAGAGAAGATTCTGAAGAAGATCGCGGACATCACCATGATCGTGCGCGCGCGCGACTACGGCAAAGAGCACGTGCCCAAGGTCATCGACCGCAAGTTGACCTTGAGTCAGCGTGTGATGGGGCAATACGCGACCTTGCAAGACGAATTCGTGTTGCAACTGCCGGATGGCGAGTCGGTATCGGCAGACACGGCCGTGGCGTTGTCGTCGAAGCTGCTGCAACTTGCCTCGGGCTTTGTCTACGACACCAAGTTGTTGATGGACTGGGACACGGAAGACATCAAGCTCGTCAAGAAGGTGCATCACATTCATGACGAGAAGGTCGCGATGCTCAAGGAAATGGTCGAGGCGTTGCAGGGCAAGCCCGTGCTCATCGCTTACCACTTCAAGCCGTCGCTCGTGCGCTTGCTCAAGGCGTTCCCTGGCGCCGTGGTCATGGACCCCAAAGGGAAGTGCATCACCAAATGGAACAAGGGGAAGATCCCGATCCTGCTCGTGCACCCGCAGTCGGCGGGCCACGGGCTCAACCTTCAGCACGGTGGGCACAACATCATCATGTACGACATGCCCTGGTCGCTGGAGAACTACAAGCAGTTGATCGGACGCCTTGCGCGTCAAGGCCAGAAGTTCGAGGTGATCGTGCAGCGGTTGATCTGCGAAGGCACCATGGATGAAGTAGTCGCCAAGAGCCTGGACAAGAAGGACGCAACGCAAGAGGACATGTTCCGCATGCTGCGTGCGTACATCAAGGCTCGCCGCAAGATGATGGCGTTGGTGGGCCAGCCGCTGACCAAGCTCGATGTCGAGATGGACCTCGCCCTGGCTGACGAATTTTGAGCCGTGCTAGTATGTGTGCGTCGTGAATATTCACGGTGCACATATGCGACAAGCCAAACCATCCAGCAATAAGCAACTGCTTGAGTTCGAGCGGCGTACAGCCTTGGGGCCAACGTATGCCGCTCGTTTGCTTTGCGTCGCGTATGTCACATACGCTCAGTACCGCAACGGCAGTCGGGTTCTCCCTCCATACTGCGAGGGCCACATGCGGCACCTCCTTCGCATCCCCGACAAACTCCTGCGCACGATCATCGAAGAGGAACTCTATGGCAACCGGTAAGCTGAACAACTCGCGCTCGCTCGACCCCGTGAGTCGCGCCATGCTCTATGAGGGCGTGACGCAAGGGCAGATGTGCATTCTGTTCCGCATCGATCAGCGTAACCTCGCACGCAAGATCCACCGATGCCAGCCCGTGGGTGAACGCTCGGGCACGCCGATTTACGACTTGGCTGAGTGTGCGGCCTACCTCATCAAGCCGGCCTACGACATCGAGGCGTACATCAAGCGGATGCACTCGAACGAGTTGCCAAAGCACCTGAGCAAAGAATACTGGGCAGGCAAGCGTTCACAGCAGGAGTACGAACTGAAGGCCGGCGACCTGTGGCCGACCGCCAAGGTGCTGGAGAAAGTCGGCGAACTCTTCAAGCTGGTCCGCATGTCGGCACTGCTCACCGTGGACAACATCGAGCGCAACAACGAACTGACCGACAAGCAGCGCGCCTTGATGAGCAGCCTGATGTACGCGATGCTCGACGAACTGCGCAAGTCCATTCAGAAGGAGTTCGCCGGCCCTGACGAAAAGCCTGTCGAACTGGATCTGAGTACGCAGATGCCCGATGAATCTGAAGAGGATGACGGTGATGAAGAAGAAGCCGAGTTCTAAGAAATACGCGTCGCTCAATTCGATCTTCGTTGATCTGGCTGAGATGCTTCAGCCGCCAGAACAGATCAGCGTTTCTCAAGCGGCCGAGCGATATCGCAAACTGAACAATCCGGGCTCGTACACGGGCGATTGGAAGAACTCCATGGTGCCGCCGATGGTGGAGCCGATGGACATGATGATTTCGCGCAATCACGAAGGCGTGATCTTCGTCGCGCCCGCTCAGACCGGTAAGACGGACTCGCTCGTGGTCAACACCCTCGTGTACCACATCAAGGTCAACCCGATGGACGTGATGCTTGTGTGCCCCACGCAGATCGACGCACGTGACTTCTCTTTCCGGCGTATCGACCGCCTGCACCGCCACAGCACGGAAGTCGGCGACATGTTGATGCCGGGTTCGTCGGGCGATAACGTCTACGACAAGCACTACCGCAACGGCATGCTGTTCACGCTCGGCTGGCCGACGGCCTCACAACTCGCGGGTAAGCCGATTCCGATCATGCTGCTTACCGACCGTGACCGCATGGACGACGACGTTGAAGGCGACGGCGAGCCCTACGACCTTTCGGCGAAGCGGACCACAACCTTCGGCAGCTATGCGATGACGATGGCCGAGTCGTCGCCGTCTAAGCCCATCACGGACCTGAAGTACATCTGCAAGGGTCATGAGGCGCCGCCAAGCGAAGGCATCCTCAAGCTCTACAACCGTGGCGACCGCCGCCGCTGGCACTGGCCGTGCCCTTTCTGCAATCAATACTTCGAGGGCAACTTCACCGATCTTGAGTGGGACAACGACATGATCGGCACGAACCACGAGAAGGCCAGCACCGTGCGCATGGTGTGTCCGCACTGCAAGGAGCGGATCGCCCCTGACTACCGAGAAGAGATGCAGTCGTGGGGCCAGTGGCTGAAGGACGGCCAGAAGATCGACAGCAAGGGGCGCGTAACCGGCCCTGAGCCAAAGACGCGCATCGCGTCGTTCTGGCTGAACGGCGTGGCCGCTGCATTTACGTCCTGGCGCAAGCTGGTGTCGGTCTATCTCGATGCCTACGACGAGTTCAACCGCACGGGCTCGGAAGAAGCGCTGCGCAAGTTCTACAACACCGACTTGGGCGAACCTTACTATCCGCAGTCGTTCTCCGAGGATGATCGCAAGCCCGAGGTGATCCGCTCGCGCGCCGATAAGTTGCTCGGGCAACACCTCGTGCCGCCTGGAACGAACTTCCTGATCGCCACCATCGACACGCAGACCAACAAGTGGGTCGTGCAGGTGTTTGCGATTCGCGGCGGTGAGCGCTTCGACATGGTTGTCATCGACCGGTTCGACATCAAGTATTCGGCGCGGCTCAACGAGAACGACGAACGCCACTGGGTGAAGCCGCACAAGGAGCTTGAGGACTGGGACCAGATCACCGAGCAGGTCATCAAGAAACGCTACGTGCTCGACGAGCCCGATAACAAGGGTCAGCGCCGCACGATGGGCATCTGGTACACCACGTGTGACTCCGGTGGCCGTAAGGGTGTGGCGACCATGGCCTACAACTACTATCGCCGGCTGCGCGCGCAGAACATGCATCGCAACTTCATGTTGCTGCGTGGCGATCACGGCTTGAACCTGCCGCGCACTCGCATCGGTTACCCGGACTCGAATCAGAAGGGCTTGCTCGCTGGCGCGCGCGGCGACATTCCCGTGCTGTTTCTGAACTCGAATCAGTTGAAGGACGACTTGAACAGTCGCCTTGGTTGTCTGACCCCGGGCATGGGTATGTACATCACCCCAACATGGTTGCCCGACAACTTCTACACCGAGCTTTGCGCCGAGATCCGCACGCCGAAGGGTTGGGAGAACCCGAACGACGCTCGTAATGAATCAACCGACTTGAGCTATTACTGCATCGGCGTTTGCGTGTCCGAGATCATCTCCATCGAGCGCATCAACTGGGAAAATCCGCCCGCCTGGGCGAGCGCCGATTGGGACGTGAACCTGAGCGTCGCCATTGATGAAGAAGACGGTCGATTTGCTCCTAATCTACAATCCCGCTACGATTTTGCCGCCGCTGGCAAGGCTCTTGCTTAAAAGGACTCACTCACATGGCCTGCACTCCCGAAAAATGCGCGAAGCTCGAAGCCGATTTGGCTGACGCTCTGGCCGCTCTTCACAAGATCAACACGGGCGGTTCGGCCCGTGTTGTCGTTGATCAGAACGGTGAGCGTGTCGAGTTCACTGCTGTGAATCTCAACGGCTTGCGCAGCTACATCAACTCGTTGAATGCGCAACTTGTGGCGTGCGGTTGCCCCGGGCACTCGCTACCCACGCCCAGCGGCCCGGCGATGTTCATCTTCTGAGGCACACCATGGCAAAACCACCCAAGATCACCACGGCCATCGAGCCGACCAAGGAACTCGCGCTATCCGGTGGCGGCGGTATCGAAGGTGCCGAGCGCACGAGCCGAGAGTTGCTTCGCTGGACGCCCGCGATCATTGGCCCCGATCAGCAGATCAGCCCGATCAAGGACATGGCCGACGCGCGCGGGCGCGACATGCTCCAGAACGATGGCTACGCCCTTGGCGCGAACTACACCCACCGCGACAGCATCGTTGGCGGCGAGTACCGTTTGAACGCACAGCCCGACTTCCTGGCTCTCGGTGCTGACGAGGACTGGGCTGACGAGTTTCAAGAGATCGTCGAGAGTCGCTTCAACCTCGTGGCGAACAGCACGAAGAACTGGTTGGACGCGGCGGGCTCGACGAACTTCACCGGTCAGATCCGCCTAGGTGTCGGCTGCTTCATGATGACCGGTGAGGTGTTGGCAACGTCCGAGTGGATGCGCTCGGATCTTCGTCGCCCCTGCAAGACGGCCATTCAGATGATCGCCCCCGCACGACTGAGCAATCCGTCGGGTGAGGCCGATACCTTCTATCGTCGTCGCGGTGTGCAGCGTGATCGTTTCGGCAAGCCGCTGGGCTATCACATTCGCTCGCGCTTCCCGAGCATGGGCTACTTCGATGGCCCGGACCCTTACGTCTGGAACTACGTGCCCGCGACGAAGCCGTGGGGCCGCCAGATGGTGATCCACATCGTCGAGGCTCTTCAGCCGGACCAGACGCGCGGGATCTCCGACATGGTGTCGGTGCTGAAGAACATGCGCATGACGCAGAAGTTCCAAGACGTGGTGCTGCAAAACGCCGTCGTTAATGCGACCTACGCGGCGGCCATCGAATCCGAACTGCCGCGTGAACTGGTCTTCGGTTCGATGGGCGCGGGTCAAGGTGCTGCCGGCCTCAACGAGATGATCCAGGCCTACATGACTGGCCTTGGCGAGTTCCTCGAAGGCTCGACAAACATCAAGCTCGACGGCGTGAAGATGCCGCACCTCTATCCGGGCACCAAGCTGACGATGAAGCCGGCCGGCACGCCGGGCGGTGTCGGCACGGACTTCGAGCAATCCCTGCTGCGCCACACGGCCGCTGCGCTCGGTCTGAGCTACGAGCAGTTCTCTCGCGACTACACCAAGACGAACTACTCGTCGGCGCGTGCATCTATGGCTGAGACGTGGAAGTACATGAGCGCGCGCAAGAAGATGGTGGCCGACCGTCTCGCCAACAGCATTTACATGCTGTGGCTGGAGGAAGAACTGAACAACGGCAACGTGCCGCTGCCTCCTGGGCTGTCGGTGGCTGACCTGTACCGTGATCCGCTGAAGCTCGAAGCGCTGTGCGCCTGCGACTGGATCGGCGCCTCGCGCGGCCAGATCGACGAACTGAAGGAAACGCAGGCGGCAGTGATGCGGATCAAGTCCGGCCTGTCCACCTACGAAGCCGAGAACTCGCGACTGGGCCAAGACTGGCGTCGCGTGTTCCGTCAGCGCAAGCGCGAGCAGAAGCTGATCGACGAGTACGGCCTGGAGTTCGACACGGCCGCCACCAAGCCGGGCGTCAATGACGCTCAAAACACCATGCGTAATGCAGGAGAAGAACAATGAGTGATATCGCAGCCCGCGCAGCTTTGACGCGTATGAACCTGCGCGAGATCGCGCTGTCGCCGCTCTACTCGGGCACCGCCCTGGCCGCTGACATCGCCTACATGGCGAAGACCGACCCGGACGAGGCACAGACCAAGTTCCTGAAGAACCGCGCCGAGCACTGCGCGGCTTTCGGTCTCGACGGCCGCGATCAGGACAAGCCGTTTGCCTTTGCGGCCGGCCTCGCGATCATCCCGGTGACGGGCACGCTCGTGAATCGCTTCAGTTGGTCCTACGGCTCGATCACCGGCTACAACTTCATTCGTTCACAACTGCGGATGGCCCTGGCCGACGAGGACGTGACCGGCATCGTGTTCGACGTGAACAGCTACGGCGGCGAGGCGGCGGGTTGCTTCGAGCTTGCCGACGAGATCTACGCAGCGCGTTCCGAGAAGCCGTCCCTGGCCGTGGTGGACTCGAATGCCTACAGCGCTGGTTATGCCGTCGGCTCGGCGGCTTCGCGCATGGTCGTGATCCCCAGCGCGGGCGTCGGCTCCATCGGTGTGATCGCAATGCACATCGACATGAGCAAGATGCTGGAGGACTGGGGCCTGAAGATCAGCCTCATCTTCGAGGGCGCCAACAAGGCCGACGGCAACCCCTTCGAGGCCCTATCGGACGACGCTCGCAAGAACATCAAAGCGGGCATCCACACCTCCTATGAATCCTTCGTTTCTCTGGTCGCTAAACAGCGAGCAGTGGACGCAAAGGTTGTGCGTGAGACACAATCACGCGGTTTTCGGGCTGAAGAGGCTCTGTCTCTCGGCCTTATCGACGCTATTGCATCGCCCTCAGAAGCGGTGCAAGCGTTCCTCGGCGAGCTTTCCGGCTCGACTCTTAAACTTGAAATGAAGGAAGTCACTATGACTGCAACCACCGCGCCGGCCGCCACCACCGAGGCCCAAGCGACCCAAGCCGCCGCTGATCAAGCACGCGTTGAAGAACGCGCCCGCGTGACCGGCATCCTCAACTGCGAACACGCCCAGGCAAACCCGAAGCTGGCAAACCACTTCGCGTTCAACACGTCGATGTCCGTGGCCGATGCGACCGCCGCCCTGGCTGCTGCTGCCCCCGAGAAGGCTGCAACGCCGGCCACGCCCGCCGCCCCGGCTACCGGCGCTGCTGCTGCTGCTCCTGCCGCATCGACCCGTGCTTCGACCGAGAACGCCAACAACTTCAACGCGGCCATGGCCGGCACGCAGAACCCCAACGTGGGCGCTGACGGCGGCGGTGAAGGCGGCGGCGAGGGCGGCGGTCAGCAGATGACCGCAGGCCAGCGCGCCGCCGCTGCCCATCGCTTGGCGACGGGCTCGGACATGGCCGCCAACGCGAAGAAGTGATAATCGCGCGGTCCCAACCTTTTCAACTTCAGGAGAAACGACATGGCAGTCAACGATCTCGCAGGTAGCGCCCTCGAAGGCACCTACACCCCCGAGCAGCTTTACGCCGGTGAAGCGCCCATCATCACGGGCGCGGCCAAGGCCACCACCGACATCAGCAAGTACGAAGTGGTCAAGAAGTCCACGACGACCGGCACCGTGGCCCGTGTGGCGACCGTCGGCTCCGACCTGGGCCAGGACTACGTGATCGCCGCGCAGCCCAGCGCCAACGGCAAGGACACGCCCTACTTCGACGCCGGCTTCTTCAACCACGCTGTGCTCATCTGGCCGTCGGATCTCGACACGCTGGTCAAGCGCCAAGCGTTCTTCCGTGGTACCACCATCCGCGTCGGCGCCATCGTGCCCGGCCACTGATCGGCGGCTCCTTCAACTCACAACAACTTTCCCGCAACTTCACGGAGTCACACCATGGCAATGGATCTCTACAGCACCGCAGACATGCTCGACGTTCTGCGTTACACGCGCCAGCCCACCCGCTGGTTCCTCGACCGCTTCTTCCCGCGCGCGATCAACTTCACCACCGAGCAGATCTTCTTCGACCGCGTGTTCGACGACAACCGCCTGATGGCTCCGTTCGTCGTGCCGAACGTGCAGGGTCGTGTGCTCGGCATGACCGGCTACGACAGCGTGTCGTTCAAGCCGGCCTACGTGAAGCCGAAGTACGTGGTCGATCCCAACATGGTGCTGCCGCGTCGTGCTGGCGAGACCCCGTTCACCGGCACCCTGTCGCCGCAACAGCGCAAGGATGCGGTCATGGCCGAACTCACGCAGAAGGGCCGCGACGCCATCGCCAACCGAAACGAATGGCTCGGCGCACAGGCGCTGCAATACGGTCAAGTCACCATCGTCGGCGAGGACTACCCCTCGACGCTGGTGGACTTCCGTCGTGACGCATCGCTCACCAGCGTGCTGACCGGCGCGGCCCGCTGGAGCCAAGCGACCTCCGACCCGGATGCGAACCTGCGCTTCATGCGCAATCGCTCGAACATCCTGTCGGGCTCGCGCATCACCGACTACGTGTTCGGCCAGGACGCCTGGGAGAAGTACACCAGCCGCGTGAACGTGCGTGACCAGATGGACAAGCGCTACGACGGCTACGACTCGCGCGTGTCGATGGTGCTGGACGGCTACGAGGGCGTCGAGTACGTCGGCCGCCTGGGTGGCCTGGACGGCAAGGGCAAGATGGACATCTGGATTCACACGGGCAAGCTGATCGACCCCGTGGACAACACCGAGAAGTTCATCTTCGACCAGAACTCGGTGATGGGCGTGTCGGCACAGACCGTTCAAGGTGTGCGCTGCTTCGGCGCCATCAAGGACTTCGACGCGAACCTCCAGGCGCTGGAGATCTTCGCGAAGAACTGGCGCAACGAAGACCCGAGCGTCGAGTACATCCTGATGCAGTCGGCGCCGCTGATGATCCCGAAGCAGCCCAACGGCACCTTCCTGATCGACACGGGCACCTGATCGTTTCACCCCGCAAGGCCCGAGCAATCCCGCTCGGGTCTTTTCAACTTTCAAAGGAGATCCACAACATGTCCAAGACCCAATCGACCGGCGCCTCCACTCGCACCGTCAGCCGCGTCCCCCGCTGCACCGTCGTCATCGTGCGTGACGGCAAGCAAGTCGTGCCCGAAGTCGGCAAGGCTTTCGACTTCACGGCCCAGGAAGTGGCCGACATCGAGAAGTCCTCGGTCAAGGCGCTGTATCCCACCGAAGGCGCGAGCGCGGGTTCGCTGACCTCCGTGGACGACGGCCGCTCGGTCTCGACCGACAGCGAGATCTAATCGCAATGGCTGCATTCGACTTTGCAGCCGCTAAAGCGTCGGTTCGCCGCGTGGTGCAAGACACCCTCGGCGTTCCGGCGCTTTACCGCGAGAGCGATATGGCCGATATCCCGGTTGGTCTCACCGCACGCTGGCACAACAAGATTGACCGCTTCGGCGACATCGAGAACCAGGGATATGCGGAGTTCATCCAGGGTATCGACCGAATCGTTCTTATCCCTTCCGACACCCCCGCGCTCGTGTTCAAGAAAGACGTGCTCATCGAGTTCCCGGCCTACGGCAAAGTCTTCAGCCTTCAGGTGAAGGAGAAGAGCAGCGGCCCACTCGAAGAGATCTGGCAAGTCGCAGAGCTATGACCGCATTCGTCCTGGCTCAAGGTCTCGACAGCGTGTATCGCTTCTTCGAGGCGCTGCCGGACGTTGCCGAGCAAGCAGCGGTGCTCGCCGTCAACGACGTTGCCGAGCGCCAGGGCATCACCGCCATGCGCCAAGAGATGCGCAAGGAAGTTGACTTCCCAAAGGGCTATCTCGAAGGCGAGCGCCTTCAGGTCGTGAAGAAGGCCCGCAAGGGCGACATCAGCGCCATGATCCGTGGCCGTGACCGCGCCACTTCCCTCGCCCGCTTTGCCGAAGGGCAGAACCCCGAGAACACCAAAGGTCGAGGCGTGCGTGTACGCGTGAGCCCAGGCCAAACGCGCACGATGCCCAAAGCCTTCATGGTGCGGCTGAAGAACGGCAACCTGGGCGTTGCTGTGCGGCTCAGAGAGGGCGATCAGATGCGCAGGTCATCTAAGGCCTTCAAGCTCAAGGACAACACCTTCTTGCTCTACGGTCCTTCCGTCGATCAAGTCTTTCGCGGTGTGGCAGAGGACGCGACCCCCGAGATCCAACGTCTGCTCACCACCCAGTTCCTACGTCAATTCGCGAGGCTCTCCCGTGGCTGATCCATTCCGTCTTACCGTTCTCAAGCGTCTCACGGCCGTGCTCGAAGAGACGCTCGACCCACCCGCCGAATTCAACACCGTTGGCAAGGTTCAACGCGGCCGGCTGTTGACCGGCGAAGAAAGTTCCCTGCCGTATATCACCGTGGTCGAGGCCCCGCGCTCAGGCTTCAACGCCTACGTGGGCGGCCAGGAAGCAACGAAGACCACGTGGCCGCTGCTCGTTCAGGGCTACTGCAACGACGATTTGAAAGAGCCGACCGACGCGCTCTATCGCTTCGGGCATGAAGTGTCTCTGCGCCTCGCGGCTATCACGGCCATGAAGGACGACGGCAGTGGCCGCGAGGCGTACCCGCAGTTCCACATGCTGGGCCGTGACGATGAGAACCGGCCGTTGATCGCGGCCTTCGAGTTCGGCCCACTCATCGTTCGTCCACAAGATCCCGCACAGAGCGTGAAGGCTTGTTTCTACTTGCCGGTCACGATCACTTTCGCCAGGGAGGTAAGCGCTTAAAGACCAATGAGCCATAATCCGCACCGCAAGTTTTTTTCCACTCTCTAAGGAGCATCACCATGCCAATCACCGCAGACCTTGGCGGCAAGGACTACACCCTCGGCCGGGGCAAGATCTTCTTCGACCGCTACCCGGACGGCGTTGCCATCAACGCAACGACCCAGGGTTCGGGCGAACGCTACTTCGGCAACACGCCCGAGTTCTCGACCACCAGCACGTCGGAAGACCTCGACCACTTCGACAGCGACTCTGGCATCCGCACGAAGGACGACTCCGTGCAGTTGTCGTTCGACCGCACCGGCACCGTCGTGTGCGACAACATCTCGGCCGACAACATCGCGCTCCAGTTCCTCGGCGACGATCCCACCACGGTCGTGACCGCTTCGGCAACCGCCGTGGTCGATTCCGACAAGGTGGGCGTGAAGCGCGGCACCTTCATCCAACTCGGTGCCACGACCGCTTTGCCCTCGGGCGTGCGCAACGTGTCCAACGTGCTGGTCAGCAAGGTCGTCAGCGGCACGCCGACTCCGGTCACGCCGGCCGGCAACATCGAAGTGGACGAAGCCCTGGGCCGCGTCTACATCGAAGACGTTGCCACGGCCACCGGCATCGCCGACGGCGACACGCTGCGCTTCACCTACGACGTTGCCGCCACGTCGCGCGAGCAGGTCATCTCGAAGAACAAGTCGATCTACGGCGCGCTGCGCTACGTGGCCGACAACCCGAAGGGCACGAACCGCGACTTCTACTTCCCGTATGTCAAGCTGACCCCCGACGGCGACTACGCCTTCAAGGGCGACGACTGGCAGCAGATGACCTTCGCGGTCGAGATCCTGAAGAAGGCCTCGAACATCGAGTCGGTCTACGTGGACGGCCGCGCCGTCGTGACGCCGTAAGCGAAAGGGGATCATGAGCTTCGCCCACTACAAAGCACCGAAGCGCGTTTTCCCCATGAGCGATAAAGAAGGCCAGTCGGTAACCCTGACTGGCCTTTCGCTTGTGGCAATCGCCTCGCTACTCGAAGAACACATCGACGATCTCGAATCGCTCTGGTCGCTGGCCTTCTCTGGCCGTAGCATCAGCGTGAACGACTACGACACCCTGGCGCCGATCCTGATGACGCACGCGCCCGGTCTGGTCGCCAACATCATCGCGCTCGCGGCCGGCCTACCCGAAGAAGCACCGCTGGTCGAGAAGATGTCGGCGCCACGACAAATCGAAATGCTGATCGCTATCGGCGATCTCACCTTCGAGGAAGTGGGTGGCGTAAAAAAATGCATGGAGATGGTCTCGGGTCTCATGAAGAACATGATGGGCCAAACGGCGACGGTCAAGAAGACCGTGAAACGCCGCTGACCCGTTTCTACCTGGGCCTTCGCCGAGATGTCAGCCTACTACTGTCCGAAGGTCATGAACATGCACGAGAGTACCCGGTCGTGCATGTGTGGAATGAAGCAAGGATTGTTCGTCAACGTCACTCGACACGCCGCTTCCGTGATTCAGCGTTGACGCAATTGATCCTTTCCACCCTCTTCAACAAGAAGGCTGGGAAGGAACTTCAAAAGCTGTTGAAGAAGGTGGCTGAAAGTGATTAACAAGCAAGAGATCGATCTGCTGATCCGGGCTTCGGTTCAGAACAAGCAGGATTTGCAGAGCATCCCGAAGACCATCAAGGCCCTCGAAGATGCACTTGACCGTCAGGCGGCCGCCGCGAAACGCGGTGAGTCGTCCATCGACGAACTCAAGGCCACGCTCTTGTCCCTCCAACAAACCCAAAGTGCTCTCACGAGCAACGCGGGTCTTGTTGGGGCTTTTCAAAAGCTCGGCGAAACCGTACAGCGCACCGAAGAGCGTGTCGCCCGCACGGCAAAGACCTACGAGGACTACCGCAAGCGCCTCGACGGGTTGAACGATGTCACGGAGAAGCAGCAAGAGCGCCTCATCAAGCTCTCGCAGGCTTCCGAGCGCGCCAACAGCACGCTGTCGAAGCAACGTCTCAGCTACACCGAGATGGCTGCGGCGCTCAAGACTGCCGGCATCGAGACCAACAACCTCGCCGACGCTGAACTCAAGATCCGCGATGCCGCCGCGCAGCTTGGCGTGGTGATGAACAAGAACCAAGCCGCGATCACCAACTACGGCGACGCGGTGCGCAAGGCTCGCGACGAAGAGAAGAAACGCGCCGCCGATGCTGCCGCCAACGCGCAAGCGCAAGTGGCTGCACAACGGGCCATCGAGGCACAGCAGCAACGCCTCCTGGCCGCCAGTAACAAGGCCGCCATCGCTGCTGCCGCTGCGAAAGACGCGTTCGCTCAAGACAACGCGCTCATCACCCAGGCCGACAACGCCGAGCGCGCTGCTCGCAGCTACACGTCGCTCGCTCGCGCGGCAAAGGATCTGAGCCCGGCAACGATCACGCTGCGTGAGGCCGTGAACCAACTGATCAATCCGGTCAACAAAGCCACGCAGAGCATCGACGGCCTGGAGAAGTCCTTGATGGACACGGGCAAATCGATTGGCAGCATCAAGGGCCCGGTGCGCGAGTACAACCAGTCGCTCAAGGCGCTGAGCGATGCGCAGAAGGCAATCGGCGCGCAATCGCAACTGGTTCAGGACTTCCAGCAGCAGGCCGCCGCGCTGCGGGCCGCTCGCACGGAATTCACCCAGGCGCGCGCACAGGTCCAGCAGTACGCCGATGCGGTCCGCCAAGGGGGTGATAGCGGGCAACGCTTTGCGAAGGCTCTGGCAGACGCGCAGGTACGCGCACGGGCCACTGCCGAAGCGCTTAACGCCCAGGTCCAGGCAACCCGGAACTCCCGCGAGGCTTTGGAGCGCGCTGGGATCTCGACCCGAGCCCTGGCTGACGCCGAACAGCGTCTCGTGCAGGCCGCCCGCACGTCAGTCTCGCAACTGAATGCGCTCAAGCAGGCCGTGACTGAATACGGCGTCGCCAGCGAGAAGGCTGGCAAGCAAAGTCTTGGCGCGGGCGACGGCGAGCGCACCACGCTGAACTTCGCGCAGCGCTTGCGCGGCCAGATCCTGTCGCTGACCGCCAGCTATGTTGGTCTGTTCGGCGCAATCCAACAGGCCAAGGGCGCCATCGACTCGATGGTTGGCCTGCAAACGATCAACCAGCGAATTGCCGTTGGCTTGGACACGACCGACCCGCGCAAGGTGGGCCAGGAGTTCGATTACCTGCGCAGCCGTGCGGACTTCTACGGTGTTGGTCTGCGCGCCCTGGCCGACAGCTACGGCTCGTTCGCTATCGCCTCGCGCAGTGCGAACCAAGACGCCAAGACCACGCGCTTCGAGTTTGAGCAACTCACGGCGGGTTTTCGCGTGATGAAGTTGACGACCGATCAGCAGTCGCGCGCGTTTGCCCAGGTCAACCAGATCTTGAGCAAGACCAAGCCTGAACTCGAAGACATCAAGACCATCGCCGAGGCCGGCTTTCCGGCGCAATCGATCATGGCAAAGGGTCTGCGTGAGATCGGCGTGGCGGGCATTCGCGCCGGCACCGAAGTGCAGGACATGGCAAAGCTGATGAAAGATGGCCTGCTGTCATCGCAAGACGCGGTGCTTGGCTTGGCTGTCGGCATTCAGAAGACCATGGGCAATCAAGTGCCCGCTGCTGTCAAGACGCTGCAAGCCGAACTCGGCCGCTTCGAGACAGCCTGGTTTGATTTTCAAAACAAGGTCGCTGAGTCCGGCTTCGGTGAGGCGTTCCAACGTGCGCTCGTCAACGTGCGCGAGTTCCTCAATAGCGAAGACGGCAGCAAGGCGGCCGAGTCCATCGGCAAGGCGTTCGAGGCCATCACCAACGGCGCGATCCTTCTGCTGAAGAACATCGAGACCGTGAAGACGTTGAGCGAAGCCTTCATCGCCCTGTGGGTGACGGCGCGTTTCAGCGAAGCGGTCACCGGCCTCGCCAATCTGAAGAACGGCGTCGATGGCGTTGGCAAGGAGATCACGAAGACGCAGAAGATCTTCAAGGCCTTCGACGCGTTGATCATTGGCTGGACCATCGGTACCGTGATCCGCCAGAAGTTCGCCATCGTGCGCGAGGCCGGCGAGTGGATGGCCGACGGGCTTGAAGCGACCTGGGCCGTGATCTCGAACTCGTTCCTTGCGATGGTCAACGTGTTGCCGATCTACTTCACGAACGCGCTGAAGCGAATGGTCAATAACATGGGCGGCCCGCTCACCGCAATCGCGAAGGGCTTCTCGAACATCGCTGGCGCCATCGGCCTGGATGGCACGAAGACCGCGCTCGACAAGGCTGTGCAAACCGTCACCTTCGAGTACGAGGACACGAAGGACGTGGTAGCGAAGGCCCGCGCGCAACTGGACAAGGATCTGGCCGCGATCAAGTCCAACCGCGCGTTCCTGAGCACGAAGCGCGAAGGTGTGGTGCTTGCTGCCGGTGCGACGGATATCACGCCGACCGGTCGCCCCGCTCGCTCGGGCACGCGGCTTGAAGACGACAAGAAGGCCGAGGCCGCAGCGAAGAAGCGTCTTGCCGACATCGAGTCGATCACCAAGTCACTCGAATCGCTGACGGTGCGCAGCGACAAGGCGCAGAGCGATTCGCTCGAAGCGCAACTCAAGGCCGTGGACGTGCAGTACGAGGCGCTGTCTCGCCGCATCAAGGCCCTGGGCGGTAAGGAAGGCGCAGAGTTCGCCAAGGCGTTCGCTGATGGCATCTCCAGCTTGAAGGGCCAGATCACGGACAACTTCAACAAGAAGCTCGCAGACGAACAGGCCTCGTTGACCAAGAAGCTCGAAGACGCCGAGGCTGCTGCCGGTCGTCGTAGCAAGGACTCGCTCGATGCGCGGCTGAAGGCTGTGACCGACAAGTACGCACAGACCTATCGCGAGATCGACGAACTGCGCCGCAAGCTCATCGACAACGGTCAGGACGCGGGTGTTGCCGATCAGATGAAGACTCGTCTCGACCTGGGTGTGCAGGAGATCCAGAACCTCGAAAAGACGAAGTTCATCGAAGACCAACTGCGCGACAAGGCCCAGGAGGTGAACAACCTCGTGCAGGCCCGCAATGCCACCATCCAGGCGAACAAGGAACTCGAAGAGGCCGGACTGATCAACAACGCCGAACTGCGTGATCGCATCCGCAATACGGTCGAGCAGACACAGCCGGCCATCCAGGCGCTCACCGCTTCGGGCATTGCGTTCGCGCAGTCGCTCGACTCGGCGTTCGATCCTGCGAAGGTGCAGCAGTTCATCGCGAAGATGCAACTGGCCGTGGCTACCGGTCAATCGCTGAACAAAGAGTTCGAGATCACGCAGAAGCAGTTGAGCGACGCCATCGCCAACAACGGCGCCAAGGCGTTCAACACCATGGCCGACGCAATCGGTCAGGCGGTGAACAAGCAGATGTCGTGGAGCGATGCGCTGAAGGCCACGGGCCGGGCCGCGTTGCAGTTCTTCGCGGACATGCTCAAGTGGTATGCCGAGGCAATCATCAAGCAGCAGATCTTGAACTCGCTTCAGACCGGCAGCAGCGGTGGCAGCTTTCTGAAGTTCTTCGGCGCGCTGTTCGGCGTGGGCGTGAATCACGAAGGTGGTGTTGTCGGTGACGTGAACAACCGCACGCGCAATGTCTCGCCGCTGTGGTTTGCCAACGCACCGCGCTATCACACGGGCGGTCTCGCTGGCATCGCGCCGAACGAGTTCCCGGCCATCCTGAAGCGAAACGAAGAAGTGCTCACCGAAGGCGACCCGCGCAACGTGCTCAACGGCGGTCTCAATCCGTCAGGCGGTGGCGGTGCCGGCTCGCCGACGAGCGTGGTGCTCGTCGATAGCCGCGAGCGTGTGCCACAAGCCATGGCCGGCTCGGCAGGCGGCAAGGTCGTGGTGCAGCAGATCAAAGACAACCTCCCGACTATTCGGGCGATGCTCAAAGGAGGAAATTGAAGTGAGCGCAACCCCTGTGTTCGAGTTCGATGTGCCGGCGCCATACGACGCCAGCTTCACCCACGGCGAAAAGGCCCTGGCCGTGCACGACCCGATGAGCGCCACCCCGCCGCTGTCGGGCTACTACTTGGCGCGCTGGCTTCCGGTGCCGGCCGGCCTGTACGTGCTCAAGTCCGTGGTCGATGACGCGGCGCAGTGGTTCGTCGGTGTTGCGGTCGTGCTGTCCTCGCAGAAGAACCAAGGTGTGTTCGAGACGCAGATCTACTTTCCGCCTGGAACGACGCGGATGGATCTGACTTTGCAGAACATCGACACCCTGGCTGCGCAATGCTTCGTCGCGTTCTCGCTGCATCAGGCCGGCCGGCTGATCTATGCGTCGTCGGCCGATGGCTGGATGTTCGACACGACACCCATCGCCGATGCGGATCTCGGCCCGGCCCCGGACCCGCGTGCGAGCCTGCCCGTGTTCTCGGTCCTGCCGAACTGGGGTGAAGCCATCCTCGAACGCCTGGAGTGGTTCAGCGACGTGATGGTGAGCGAGAGCGGCGCCGAGATGCGCCGTTCGATTCGTCCTGAACCCCGCCGCTCGGTCGAGGCCAGCTTCCTCCGCGCAGGGTCTCAGCGCTCGATGCTCGACACCTTCTTCGCGGCCATCGGGCAGAAGATCTTCATGATGCCGCTATGGTTCGAGCAGTACCGCCCACCGCAAGGTCTTGCCATGGGGCAAACGGTGATCACCGTGGATGACGGCACGCTGGCATGGCGAGCCTTCCGCCCCAACGATCTGGTCATCATCATGGACCGCAATCCCAACGACTACGACATTGCCACGGTGTTTTCGGTGGACACGGCCCTGGGCGAGATCACGCTGACCGGCTCGCTGCCCCGCGCCTGGAGCTACGGGTCGCGAGTGATTCCGTTGCGCAAGGTGCGCATCACCGAGCCGCCCGAACTGGCGAACCCCACGTCGCGCGTCGGCCGCTCCCGTGCGCGCTTCATGCTCGAAGAGCCCGAGCAGCAAGTCACGCCGGACTGGGTTGGCGGTGAGGGGCGACAGTTCCCGTTCAAGCCGAACCGTGCGACCGACATGACGATGGTCTACAACCGGATCACCTACTCCATCGACAACGAGACCGCAACGCCGACCAATCTGGATCTCGGCAATCGTGCTCTCATCGCGCAACGTCTGGAGTTGCTGCTGTTCGGCCGCCAACTCACCGCCGAGTTGCGCGCATGGCTGGGCGAGACCCGTGGCCGCACGCGTCGCTTCTACCTGCCGACCTACGAGATGGACATCATCCCCAAGCAGGATCTCGTGGGCTCGCAGATCGTGGCTGAGCCGATGGGCTTTGCCGACTACATGACTCAGCCGCAGGAGGCTCGTCGCTACATCGGTGTCCATCTGACCAGCGGTGCCACGGTGTATCGGCGCATCGCCAGTATCACCGCCGTGCGTTCGACCTACGGCCGCGTGACGAGCGAGATCTTCACGCTCACCACGCCGTTCGACGACGTGATCTCTGTCGGCGAGATCCGTCGCATCGACTTCATGGTGCCATCGCGCTTCGATCAGGACGCTTTCGAGTTGACGCACTACGTGGACGAGAACGCCGCCGTGGGTGTCAACGTGGTCACACGCTCTACCGATTCGGCGGGCATGCCGGACTTGATCGTCTAACATTGCCATCCGCAAAGGAATGAGATGACCTATCAGCAATACGATCAATCAATCGAAGACGGCCAACCGGTCGAGTTCTTCGCTTTCGCGTTGGGGACTAACGTCTTCCGCTACACGAACAGCGCCAAGAACGAGATGACACCGGACGGCTTTGTGTGGCAGTCGGCCGCGATCTCGCACGACGGCTTCAAACAGACCGGTGAGTCGGCCACGGACGCAACGGTGATCACGATGCCGAGCGAACTGACGCCGGCCATGATCTTCGCTACGTCGCCGCCCTCGGGCAAGATGGCCGTGCGCATCCTGCGCAAGCAGCGTGACGACAACGAGACCCGCGTGACCTACATCGGCACGGTCTCTCAGGTCAATCTCGATGAGCCAGGCAAGGCGACCGTCACGTGCGAGACGCTCTCGGCCTCGATGCAACGCAGCGGTTTGCGTCTGCCATGGCAGCGCACGTGCCCGTATGCGCTGTACGACCCGGTGACGTGTGGCGTCGATCCTGAACCCCTGGCCGTCAACGTCAAGATCTTGCAGGTCAGCGGCTTTTGGGTTCGTACCGACGTGGCGGGCAGCTATCCCGACGGCCGCTTCGCTGGCGGCTTCTTCCGTTGGAACGCGGCGGCACGCGGTCTGGAGTACCGACAGATCGAAGCGCACGTCGGTTTTGACCTGCGGCTCTTCGGCGTGATCAACGACCTGTACGTGGGGCAGGAGTTGCAGATCTTCCCTGGCTGTGCGCGCACCGTCGCGGCATGCCTTTCGTTCGACAACCTGGGCCGATACGGCGGTGTGCCGAACATGCCCGGCCGCTCGCCGTTCGACGGCAACCCTGTCTTTTACTAGGAGCACGCAATGGGATGGGACACACTGATCTACTTGATCGCGTCGTATGTAATCAGCTACGCGCTGACGCCGAAGCAGAAGCCGCCCAAGCCGGCCGCGTTCGAGGATCTCGACATTCCACAGATCGAAGAGGGCACCGCACAAGGCGTCGTTTTCGGTGACTGCTGGACCGGTGACTGGCAAGTCCTGGCTGTCGGCAACTACCGCACTGTGCCAATCACAGCGGGAGGCAAGTGATGAGCGAGATCATCGTTCGAGCAGAGCACGTGCGTCGTGCGGGTCTGTGCGGTCGCGGTATGCGGCAATGGTTCAAGGCGCACAACCTTGACTTGCTGGACTTCATCAACAACGGGATGCCGGAAAGCAAGGTCGTCGCACTGAACGATGCTCTTGCCAATCGTGCACTAGAGATTGCAAAGAAAGAGGTGACCAAATGAGCGGTGGCGGCGGAAGCGGCATTCGGGGGTACTGGTACTTCCTGGGACTCCACATGGGCATTGGCCGTGGACCGATCAACTCCGTGGTCGAGATGCGCGTGGGCGATAAGACGCTCGTGAACATCGAGATTGCCGGCGACGCCGTGTTCCCGATCTACCGGCCGGATCTGTTTGGCGGTGAAGACGCTGAAGGTGGTGTCGGCGGTGCGTGCTACGTGATGATGGGTGGCCCCACGCAAGAGGCTCCGTTGGCGTTGCGCACGATGATCGGTGGCGGGATCATTCCGGCCGTGTTGCCCGGCTTCCGTCGCATGGCGACCATCTTCTTCGACGGCTTCATTGCGGCCATCAACCCGTACCCCAAGCCGTGGAAGTTCCGTGTGCGCCGCACGACCGCTGGCTGGGACGGCGCACCGTGGTACCCCGAGAAGTGCCTGATCGAACTCACGCGCCCGTGGACGCTCGCTGAGATCACGAGCAGCCCGATGATCCACGCGATGAACCCGGCACACATCTTCTACGAGGTGATGACGAACCGTGAGTGGGGCCGAGGCCTTCCGCGTGCGGCCATGGATGATGCCAACCTGCGCGCCGTGGCTGACGCTCTGCATGCCGAAGGGTTCGGCCTTTGCCTGCGTTGGACGCGCAGCGACAGCATCGAGACTTTCGTTCAGTCGATCCTCGATCACATCGGCGCCGTCATGCGGCCGAACCTTGTGACGGGCGAACTGCAACTCAAGCTGCTGCGCGACGACTACGTGTTTGCGGATCTGCCGCTGTTCACGAACGAGTCCGGCTTGCTCGACATCACCGAGGCCTCCGTGGCCGCAACGCCGACGATCATCAACCACGTGCGTGTGAACTTCAACGATCCGATCACGGGCAAGGCTGCGAGCGTGGGCACGCACAACCTCGCGGGCGTGCAAGGGTCGGACGGTGAGATCAACACCCAGGTGAAGGACTACCCTGGACTGTGCACACCGGATCTGGCTGCGCGCGTGGCCTTGCGGGATCTACGCCTGTCGAGCAACTCGCTGCGCCGCTTCACGCTCACGCTGGATCGCCGTGGCGCCGACGTGCGGCCGGGCGACGTGATCCGCATTCAAGACCCGACGCGGATGATCCCGGACATGGCCGTGCGTGTTGGCCGCTTCGAGGATGGCCCGATGACCGACGGCCGCATTCGGATCACCGCCGTGCAGGACGTGTTCTCGCTGAGCGCCGCGTCGTACATCGGCAATCAGCCGCCATCGTGGGAAGCGCCGAACACGACGCCGTGCATTGGCTACAACCGCTCGTTCGAGATCCCTTACTTCATGCTGGCCCGCATGATGAGCAAGGCGGATCTCGACTACCTCGATGACGATGAAGGCCGGCTCGGTGAAGTCGTTGAGCTTGGCGGCCGTCCGATGAACTCGGGCTACCGTTTGGCTGTGCGCAACGGCGCGCCGACTGAAGAGGACATCCCTGACGCTGACACCGACTACTGTCCGACCGTGCCTGCGCACTGGGATGGTGGTGACTGCGTGCGCGTGGTTGTTGGTGAAGGTGGAGTTGTCATCAACGTTGCGCCCGCTTGGTCGCCTATGCCCGATCCTGATTACGGAGACATAACTCTGTACATGCACGGGACCGTTGTGAGTCCTGATGGCTTGACGTTGAGCACAGCCGACGGGCCCGTGTCAGCACCACAGTACGTGGATATCAGCGGCGGCTCTGAGAACTACCTTTTTTCGGATCAGTCACTTCGAGTTGAATTCAATGAAGGAAGCAATCCAGAGTTGACTCCGACGATGCCGTTGCGACTTTATAACGGCACGACTCTCGTCTATAGCAGCACGCTCTACCGCGCGGGAGGTACCTTCCCTGGGTTCCCGGACGTGGCCGTCTACTTCGAGCGCCCTGTCGCAGATATCGCCGTTGTTCCGTGGCCTGAGTTTCCAGCTACACACTCGACCGTGCCGAGCAACCCGATGGCTCCGTTCGTTGGCGAGAGTCTGCGCATGGAACTCGGTGATGTGCCAGAGCGCGTTGTCGAGGCGTGCTGCGTGTGTCTTGAGATCCGCATGCACGGCGCGCCTGTGTCGGCTGGTCTTCCGTATCAACACTTCGTCACTGATGGTGTCATCGACACGCCGAGCAGCTTGACGCCATCACCACTCACCCCGTCCTGGGGTAGCCCGTATGTGAGTGAAGAAGAAGGGGTCTACAACTATTCGGATACCAGTCTTGTCTTCGGCTTTCAACCCGATACGAGCCCGTTCCTTACGAACGTGATGACCTGCAAGGTGTACGACGACGATGATGGTGGCGCGTTGGTCTACGAGACAGTTCTCTATCGGCCTGACGCGATTACTTCTGGCTCAACGGCGCCGTACTACGAACGTCCGATGGCTTCATGGCCGGCCGACATTCAGGCGACTTACCCGCTGCTCCACACGTCGCCGCCGTCGAACCCTGCCGTCGCTCTTGCCGGTCACAACCTGCGGTTCGTCTTGAACACGGCCAGTGCGTGCTGCGGTGGGTTGCCGTCTTCATGCAACGGCTACTACGAGTTCACCGACCGTGATGTTGACAGTCGTGCCGGTGCTATTTTGGTTATGCGTTCCATTGGCAGTTTGGTGACGGGCCTTCGAGACGCGCATGACGGCGGCACATCATGTAGCACGATCCTCGGCTTCATACCCACCTACGTCACGCAGTTCAATCTACCGCAAGTCGGCTATGTTGAAGACGGCAGTGTCGTCACTCTTTCAACTTTCGTGCCAGGGAACGGTGAGAGCAACACCAGTGACTATACGCAGAACTTGATCCTTGAGATTGACGACGTGAACTATGGTTGGTGGACATGCAACTTCGCGGCTGACGGCACGTTGCTTAGTTTTGTTGACAACACGACCTACGGGCCAACCGTGCAGATCGGCGGGGTTGGCGGCGCTGCGGAAATGACGATCTTCCCTGGCGCCCTGGCGAAAGGCGGTTATTTCCCGAATCAACACGTCCTCACGGACATCAGCGATCATGAAGCATGGCTGACGTGCATCATCCCAGCCTGCGCTATCGAACTCTAAGGAATCCATATGGCAGCAATCGACTACAACATCCGCAGCGTTCTCAATCAGATGTGCCCCAACGCAATGCTTGAAGGCGTGATGGCGCTTGCAGGCGGCCCGACGGCCACGGCGATCTTTCGCATGCAACACGTCAGCAACATGGTCAGCAACCCTGACGTGCGCATCGGCCAAGGGGTCATGATCCAAGACGAGATCATGCGCATCGAAGCGTTCACTGACACGTCGTTGATCCTGGCCCGTGGTTGTGCCGACACGATCCCGCAGGCGCACACCGACGGGGCGATGATCTGGTTCTTCGATGGGTGGATGGGCACGGACAACCAAGAGTACATCTCGGGCGAGACCATCGGCGTCAAGGCGCTACCCACGACGGTCGGCGGTACGAGCGTACCGGTTGACGGCGTGCCGCCCACGCAGTTGATCTTTAACAGCCGGCAGGTGCGGCCGTATGCGCCCGGGAACATGAAGGCGAACGGCGACATCTGGACGACCTCGCACGACATCACCTTGGCCGCTCCAACGCTGACCCTTACATGGGCGCACCGTGACCGCAAGACGCAGCACGACATCTTGGTGGCGCACCACGAGGCAGGCACCGGCCTGGAGGCTGGATCGAGCTACACGATCCGCGCACTGAGCACCACGGGCACCGAGCGTGCGGCCTACACGGGCGTGACCGACGAGACCTGGGCATACACGTTGGCGCAGGCGCAAACGGACTACGGCATCACCCCTGGCACGGGGCCGGCGTTCGTCGAAGGGATCATCGAGTTGAAGACCGTGCGAGACGGCTTTGACTCGTGGTCGATCTACCGCATTCCCTTCCGCGTCTCCAACGAAGTGACGCCCTAGCCAAAACCGGGCGGCGGCCTATAATCTGCCGCGCATTACCCTGTTTCCCCTCTGTAGTCAATCTGAAAGGAATCACCCATGGCAGCACAAGAGCAAACCACGCCGAACCTCGGCCTGGAGATCGGTCGGCTCGGCGACGAGTTCGCCATCCGCAAGAACTTCGAGAAGATCGACGAGGCATTCGCAGGTCTCGCCGAGCCAGCTGAACCGGTCGAGCCCGGCACGCTGGCAATGTTGACGGCAGGTACCGACACCGTGCCGCGTCTGTTCAGCGCGAAGGACATCAGCGACTTCGTGAACGCCAAGATCGCAGCCATCCCCTGATCCACTGGCGCACGCCAACCCTCGGACCATCAGCGATCACACGACGCTGGTGGTCTTTTCACATCAAGCATTTGAAAGACAAACATCATGAGCGATACGTTCTTCCCAATCGGCAAACTCCCCATCAAGGCCATCGACAACGGTGACGGCACCTACTCGATCTCGACCAGCGGCGGTGGCGGGGGCGGCGGTGCAGATCGCGAGCTGTCGATCACGACCTACCGTGCGAACAAGAACTTCACGGGCGCGACCACGGGCAACCTGATCACGGCTACGCGCATGATCGACGTGAGCGGCACGGAGCCCACGCAAGTCGGCGACACGGTGTGGCGCAACGAGACAACGAACACGGTACTTGCCGGCGCACCTCTGGCCGCAGACATCGATCTGGCGACGGGCGGTGGTGGCGCCACGAATGCCGAGATGACTGTGTTGATCGAGGCGCAGACGGCAGCGATCAAGGCCGGCGTGATTGCTACGGGCAACGTGGCCGATAACGCGACGGACTCGGGTAATGCCATCAAGGTCGCCGGTATTAACAAGACCGCCCGTCCCACTTATGGCGCGGACTCTCGGGTTCCTTTGCACATGGATACCCGAGGCAACTTGTTCACGTCTATCTCAAGTGGCACGGACGTGGCGGTAGTTAGCCCGAGCAAAATTGACGCAATGCCTAATACCACGGTATCGCTTGCAACCACGGGTTATGGCTTTGTTTATAACGGTACAAACTGGGACCGCATGCGGGGCAGTGTGAACGGTCTGTTCATGCAAGGTAACGTTGCCTCTGCCGTGGCCGACGCAGGTAACCCGCTGAAGCTGGGCGCTGTCTATAGCAATGCGCAGATTCCGGTCGCAACCGGTCAACGCACGAATCTGTACACCACGCTTCACGGTTCTTTGCTGGTTGCACAGGAAAATGGTGCAGGACTGTCCGACTCGATGCAGGCCTACGCGACGATTGGCCGTAACGGGTCCGATCTTCTGTTTGGCTCAGCAAACATGGTCTACGACGGCAGCAACTACCTGCGCATGCGCGGGGGCCTGCAAGGCGTGATGATGCAAGGTGGCACGGCCAGCGGTTCTACTGACGCAGGCAACCCAGTGAAGATCGGTGGCGTCTACAGCGTCACCCCCGCCAACATCTCAGATGGTCAGCGCGGGAACATCCGCATTGGCTTTAACGGGGCCGTGATTCAATCGCCAAACTTCGGGGCAACCGCCGCAGCCGACACGAATAACAACAACGTTGTTCGCGGTGTTCTGGACAACGGCAACAACCAGATCATCCAATTGGTTGGTTCCGTGGTCCATAACGGCACAACGTGGGACCGCATGCGCGGCGATACGACCGGCCTTGCCGTCAACGTGCTCAAGGCCCCACTCGTCGCCCGCAAGCTCACGGTCAGCGGCACGACCGCTGAGGTGGCTCTGACCGGTGGCTGCAAGCGCGTGTCGATCTACAACCGTGGCACCGACACGCGTTTCGTGATCGCCAACGCAACGGGCGGCACGGTCAACAACGCAACGGACCACTTCATCGCTGCCGGTGAGCGATTGGAGTTCGGCAACCTGGACATCAGCGTTGGCGCCACGCCGTTCATCAAGGTCATCCGCGACAGCGCTGTGTCGGCGGACGGCGAACTCAACATCACGGAGCTTTCGTAATGAAGTCGCGCGCCACTCGAATGAGACAGATCGGGGGCCGCGTGCTCCCTATCGCTGCTGTCGTTGCTTCGATCTTCACCACGGCCGCCTCGCAAGGTGCGCAGATGTGGCGATACGAAGCGGGGGACATGAGTTCGATGTATCAGGATTCAATCGGCTCCAGTCCGGTTTTCAAGTTGGAACAACCTGTAGGTTTGATGCTCGACAAGTCCAAGGAGACCACGAGCGCAATCAACGTAGCTCCCGAGCTTGTGTCGGCCAATTGGCCCACGCAAAACGTGTCTTGGGTTGTCGCCGATGGTGTTGCGTCGTGCTCTGGAACGGGTACAGGTTCTACGGCTACTGTGTCTGGAACCCTGCAAGCTCGCAAGATTTACAGAGCTGAGTTTGAAGTCTTCGAGTACGTCAGCGGTTCGGTGACATTGCCCTATGACGGATCAGGCCAGAACGCGAAGTTTGTAAACGGCACAGGCAAATACTCGCACACGTTCATTCCAGTTGGCTCGGCTCTCGCCATCTACAGCAATCTTTTCGTAGGTAAGGTTCGCAACGTGCGGCTATATGAAGTGCCGTTCACTGAGTTAGTGACGAATGGCTATTTCGACACGGACCTTTCAGGCTGGACGCCAACGAACGTCGGGGCCGGTACATCCACGTGGTCAGCAGGTACGGTTGCTATCGACAGTGGTGCAACCACGGGGGACAGCACACGTATTCGTCAGGCTGTTGTCGCTATCGCAGGCTGGTATGAAATCCAATGGACAGTGACAAATTGGACCGGGCTTTCCGTTAACAATCGAATCACCGTTGGCTCGACTCCTGGGAACACGGATTATCTTGCGGTGAACATTGGGGCTAACGGGCTGGGTCGTCGTGTCTTCTACGCGTCCGCTGGAACTCTCAACATTGAGGTGCTGTCCAGTAACGCATCTGGCACGCGGAATCAGTTCAATCTTGACGCTGTGACGATGCGCGCAGTCCCCGGCAACCACCGCTACCAACCTACGTCCACGGCACGGCCTGTGTTGAGTGCTCGGTTGAACCTGCTCACGTACAGTGAACAGATGGACAACGCCGCATGGTCCAAGCAGCCGGGCGGTGTGGGGACAGCCCCTGTTGTCACTGCAAATCAAGCGACCGCACCTGATGGGACGATGACGGCTGACTTGGTGACTTTCGCACTTAATGGCGGCACAACCAGCGCGGATATCTCCCAGCTACAAGCCTCGGCTACGTCCGTTGTCAACGGGGGCACTTATACCGCGTCTATCTGGATGAGAACAAGTGACGGCTCTACTGTTTCCGTTAACTTGGTTAATGCAGCAGGGCAAATTCTGGCTGCGTCGGTCACTCCTGCATGGCAGCGCTTTTCTGTCGGTGGTTTGTCTTCAGCTACAGGCAGCAGTAATTTGCGTGTTCGCCTTAGAGGCGCTGAAGGTACGGCCAACGCAGCAAGCCTGTATCTGTGGGGCGCACAGCAAGTTATCGGTAGCGCCCCTGAGCGCTATCAACGCATCGTCGCAGCCACGGACTACGACGCAGCGGGCTTCCCGTCTTACCTGAAGTACGACGGCGTTGATGATTGCTTGTTCACGCCGGGCAACGTGGACTTCACGAACACGGACAAGATCACCGTGGTCACGGGCATTCAGAAGAACAGTGATACAGGCGCAGGCGTTGTTTTTGAGTTTGGGCCATCCATCAGTACAGCAGACGGCAGCTTTGCTATTTTTGCTCCTGCCTCGGCAGCACCAAATATCCAATGGCTCGCACGCGGGACAATTCTGGTCAGCACAACGCCATCAGGCTACCCCGCGCCATCACGCTTAGTTGTCTCCGGTCAGAATGACATCAGCGGTGCCCGCAGTGTCATTCGAGTTGGTGGTGTCGCATTGAATAATGCCAATGGGCAAGGTACTGGAAACTATGGCAGTTACCCGCTTTACTTCGGACGGCGGGCCAACGCATCGCTGCAATGGAACGGCCAAGAGTACAGCAGTATGGGTATCGGCCAGAAGCTGTCGCCTGACAACCTACTAACCCTTGAGCGGTACACCGCAGGAGTTACGCAATGAGCAAGCATGGTCTCTTTGGCATTCGTCGTTGGCGTGATGACAAATCAGGGCGAGAAGGTTTGTCCTTCTGGTGCCCTGGCTGTAAGTCGGCACACAGCATCGGGCTCAGCGGTCCTGGCCCTAACTGGAGCTTCAACGGCGACTACGACAAGCCTGTGCTGTCACCAAGCATTCTCGTGTCTATCGGTGGTGAAGGAACGCGTGACCCCGACACGGGCCTGCCGTATCCACGGGAAACCCTGTGCCACTCGTTCGTCGGCTGCAATGGCGCGCAGCCAGGACAGATCGTCTACCTGGGTGACAGCGGCGCACATGAACTTCGAGGTGCGCACGACCTTGAACCATGGCCGCGCGACTACGGCTTCGGCTCTGAAGGAGATGACCAATGACGTACATCCACCGTTGCATGATCGTGCCCGCTGCGAACGCGCCACTTGCGCGCGAATTGGTCGTGGTGCTTGCCGGCGAGCCTGCGGCCAACATGTTCACCACGGGTCTGTCGCCAACCGGAGATGAGCCGTTCACGCACTTCATCTCGTCGGGCATGATCGAGGACACGTTCGGCGCGGTGCTCACCGATCCTGCCTTGATGGCATCGCTCTGCGTGAACGCCGGCAGGCAGATCACCGAGGTCGAGTGTGCGGCTCTCCTGGCCGCGTGCGACATCAGCGAAGACGATCCGTTCGTTGCGCTGGAACGCCTGAACCTCGTGATGCTGACGGCTGAGCAACTGGCCGAACGTGCGGCGGCACGACAGGCCGCAAATGGCGGGGTGGTGCTCAATGGCTAAAATCTCCCAAGACCCACCATCTGGAGAAGCAATGTCATCCGACACCCAACCCGGCAAATTGCTCGACAGCCACGGCCAACCGATCAAGCACTCACGCGTGAAGCTCGACTTCACGATCAACATCCCCACGTTGATCTCGATCATCAGCCTGAGTGCCGGTTTGGCGACCTGGGGCGTGCGCACCTACTACGAGATGAGCGCGCGCACTGATCGCAACACTTACGACCTCGCCGTTCTTCAAGATCGCCTTCGTGCGATTGAAGGGCAGGTCACCCAGGTACGAGCCGACAACAGCACCTCGGTGCAGGCTCTACGCGGCGAGATCCGTGTTGATCTGCTGGAGATCAAAGGGACTCTCAAAGACCTCATGTTCCGCCAGCCGGGCGGCGGTCGCAACCTTCAAGAATGGAGCCGATAGATGGCAACTAGCAAGTCTCTTCCCCGTGGCATTCGCGCGAACAATCCGGGCAACATCGACCGCAACCCCGCCAACAAGTGGCAAGGTCTCGCGGCCGACCAAAGCAGCGATTCGCGGTTCTGCGTGTTCACCGATCCGACCTGGGGTATCCGCGCCCTGGCCGTGACCCTGACCAGCTATCAGGACAAGTACGGCATCCGCACGATCAAGGACATCATCGGCCGCTGGGCGCCGGGCCACGAGAACGACACCGATGCCTACGTGCGCATGGTCGCGCAGCAAACCGGCCTGACGGCAACGATGCGCCTGGATCTGCACGACTACCAGTTCATGGAGCCCATCGTGCAGGCCATCATCCGCCACGAGAACGGCAAGGGCCCGCTGAGCACGCCCAACACGTGGTACGGCCAGGACGTGATCGACTCGGCCCTGGCGCGTGCCGGCATCGTCAAGAAGGCATCCATGGTTGCCAAGGTGCCCGTGACCCGCGAGACCGTGGCTGCGACCTCGGTGGGTACGCTGGGCGTGGCGCAACTCGCGGACATGGCCCCGCAGATCTCGGCCGCGCTGGACAAGTCGCAAGACAACCTGTCCTCGGGCTCGTGGGTGCGCATCGTCATCGGCGTCGCCACCATCGCCTTCGCGGTCTATATCGCGTGGTCGCAGGTCAAGAAGCACAAGCTGGGGGTGGTCGAGTGATTACCGTGCTCATGGCCCGCCTGCAAGGCTGGGCGCTCACCACGCTGGCTGTCTTAGCCGTGTTGGTGGGCGCCTACGCTTACGGCCATCGCACGGCCAAGAAGGCGGCGAAGAAGGAATCGGATCTGGCCGAGGCACAGCGCGCGACGGCCGGCGCGAAAGGAGTTGAAGATGCAAGGCGTGAAGTCGATAAGCTGCCTGACGGTGGCGCTGCTGATGAGCTTCGTCGTGACTGGATGCGAGACGACCCCGCCGATCCGCCACCCTGACTTCTGTGCCACGGCCGCGCCGATCTTCATCAGCAAGGCCGACGTGATCTCGGATCGAACGGCTCGCCGGATCTTGGAACACAACCTCTCCGGTCGAAAGCTCTGCGGTTGGTAGGATCTAACCGCCAAAAGGAAAGCCCGCTTAGGCGGGCTTTTTCACGTGTGAAGCTACCTACCCCTTAGTCATCTGCGTAAAGGCGCCCTGCGGTCGATCCGATTGGCTTCGCCAAGGCCAGATCACCCATGGCTCTAGCCAACCTAGCGCGACAGTGGCGAACATAGGCCTTCTTTCGTTCGACGTAGGCGGCCATGGCTTCCTCGGCGGTCGGATGCGCGTAGCGCTTGCGTGACGAGTTCGACACCCAACGGCGTTCTCCCCAGCCATCGATCCAGAAGCCGCACTTGGTCACCTTGGTCACGGCGAAGCGGAGCAATTGCAATTCAGGGGCGCTCACGCCATATCGGTCGGCGTCAGCGTCGATGACCACGGAGTAGCGTTTAGCCTCGTAGCGGTAGAGGACTTGATCGGTCACAGCGACTCCTTTTGAGCCTTGGCCGATCTGACCACGCTCTGGCCCTTGCTGGTGATGTATACCTCGCCGTACCCGACATCGGTGTAGCGGATCTTGACGTAGTTCTCGGCCGCGAGCTTCTGGCAATAGCCCGCGCCAGATCTCGTGGCCTGTTGCGACCATAGGCCGCGTGTACCTGTGCGGTGGCCGGCCAGGAAACGTTGAGCGATAGCGCCGACCATACAGCCGGGGTGCGAGGCGATGAACTCCAGCACCTCCAGGCGCTTGGGTGTGAGGTTGAAGGTCATGGCGTCACCGGGGCCGAGAACCACGTGCGCAGTGCGTTGCTGCAAATGTTCGCGATCTCGCTCTTCGTTGCCGCGCGCGGCTCGGCCGAGACGAAGCCGGCTTTCGGTTTGAAGTAGACATGCGCGAGATCCTCGCCGACACGCTTGCGCTTGACCAGGGTCACGGTGCCGCGCCGGCAATCGGTCCAGTGAATCTCATCGGCCGCTTGCTCGTAGGTCTCGCCTTCGGTGTATTCGGTACAGCCGTCCGGTGCGTCGAGGCCTGTCTTGCAGGTTATCCAGGCCTGCTCGTCGTGCAGCGACTTGAGACCTTCGCCCGGCTTGATGGTGCGCTTGGTCATGAGCACGGGGTAAAGACCTTCGGTCGTGTTACTGACCTCCTTGTACTTCCAGTTGATCAGCGAACCCGCGACGATCAGCGACTTGAAGTGCCACGGATGGTCGTGGATCTCCGACACGCCTTTGACCTTGTAGCGGTCGTCCCAAACGTGCAGGCGGATGTCGTCCGTCAGGTAGGTGCGCAGCATGCCGAAGCCCTGCAACGTCCAGTCGTAGGCGTGCGGGGCCGACAGGATCTTGTGGACCAACGCCTTGGTTGGATCGAAGTCGATGTTGAACTCTTTCACCGTTTTCTCCTTAGAAACAAAACCAGCCAGGGCACTTGGTGCACTTAATCCCACCGCCGCGTTGCGCGACAACGTTGTGTTTGCAGTTCGGATCTGCATCCCACAGCTCTTCGTCTTCTTCAAGCATCTCGTCGAACGTCTTTTCGACTTCGGCGACGAACGCAGAAGGCGCCGGACGTTTACACATGAAGCGGCCGGGCATTCCAGCGCTTGGCGGCGCGAAGTGACCATCGCCAGTCAGGATCTCGCCGCAGTTCATGCATTCACGAACGCCCTGAAGACGATATTCGATGGGGATCTCTTGACCCTTGCCGACCGCAGCCCGAACCTCTTCTCCGAAGCGCATCATTCTGACCTGCCGCAGCTTCCATGCGTTGTGCCTGTTGGCGTCGCGTTGTTTTCGGTTCATCGTCCGCTCCTTCCACGCGTGCGCCATGAGGGGCCCTGTTGACGTTCCAACGACGCGAAGGCTTTCTTGGCCCGCTCGATTGCGTCGTCCATGTTGTTGACCGCCATGCGGGCACGAGCCATAGCGGCCGTCTCGGCGCCGAGCGAGGTCTTGTTCGGCTCGCAGTCGTAATGATTGCCGGTGGGGCCATAGCGCGGCTGGCCGTCGAGCACGGGCTTCTTGCAGATCTCGCACACATGCGCGGCCGGTTTAGCTGCACGCACTCGATCAATGCGGTCCTGCGCGACCTCGCCGACTTGCCCTGAGCCCTCGAACGTCGGGGCCGTGATGTCGCACACCCGCTCGATGTTCTTCATCATGTCCTCGGCGTCGGCGATGCAACCGCAGACGGCCCAGGCGTGGATCTCGTCCGTGATCGATCGGAGGCGCAGGATCTCTTCGGCCATGGCGCGCACGACCAGAGGTGGGAGTGGCTCCGTGGTCGAGACTGCGTGCAAGATTGCTCGACCGATGTCTGCGCGGTTCATGCGTGATCTCCGAAGAGGCCTTGAAGGAAACGGAATAACAACGACGGCGTGCGTTCGTTGAGTCGGTTGCGCCCACGGTGAGTGATGTAGAACCGATAGCGGTAGACCTTGGTGTTGGGGATGGATTCTCTGGTGAACTCGACGCAATGCCAGTCAACCATGTCGAAGGTACGCGAGTAGACAAACGGGCGCCACTGGCCGGTCTTTTCCGCGATCTCATTGCCGAACAGTGGGCCGTGATCGCGCAGCGCTTCAAGAATTGCGAATTGCTTGTGGGTGAAGAAGCCATTCATTTCGAGATCCTTTCGACAGCAGCGGCACGCAGTGTGTCGAGCGCTCCTTTCTCACGACCGCAATATTTGCAGCGTGGCGTGCCGAAGCCGCGCCGTTCAAAGACGCAAAACACGTCCTGCTCGGCCATGCAGTAACTGGCGAGCTTTTGATCCATGTCCTCCATCTCTTCGAGGTTTCTTTCGACAGATTCACGCTGCTCTGCGACTTCGGATCGCATGCCGTTGATCATGTTCGCGACCTCGGTGGCGCCCTGCTTGCGGCCGTCCTCGTGACCACGGGCGTAGCCGTGCTTGCAGCCCAGGCGGTAGCTGATCGCTTGACCGAAAAACATGACGACGATGCAGGCCATCGTTGGCCAGAAGTATTCAGTGACTTCCATTTGCAAGCTCCATTTGGTTGAAGGATTCGATCTCGACAATACGCTTGGCCTCGCACTTGGCGCGGTATTCAGCGTCCTTTCGCGCCCAGTGGGCTTCACGAAGCATCCGTGCGAACGGTTCGTTGTTCATGCGATTGACCGCGTTACACGCCTCGATCTTCAACGCCCGATAGATGCCCGTGTTTTCCTTTCGAGTCATCCTTCGATTGAGTACGCGCCAGTAGCCGTCGCGAAAGAAGATGTGCGGGATCATGGCTGCTCGTCCTCGTCCATACGGGCCAGCGTCTCCCAGGTGTTTTCGACCCGCTCGATGACCGCCTGTTTTCTGAACGCCAGCCAGGGCATCTCCATGATCTCGTTGCGCAGGTCAGCCAGGGCACGGTAGCGGCGGTTCGCGGCGCCGGCCTGTGTAGCGCGCTCGCGGATGCACGGAACGGCCATGGCTGCAAGCATCGGCGCCTTGCTGTCGTTGCTGCCCCTGGTCGTGATGTTGCGCACACCGTTGGTCGGTACGTCGGCCGGACGCCAGATGTGCCCGCAGTTGTGGCACAGGTGCGAGCGGTGCGGCGGGTTGGTCCATGCAATATCGGTCTCTTTCCAATCCGCGCCATCTTCGGGCATGTCGGGGCGGTCAAGGTGCTGCTGACCGCAGTTCGGGCAGAACAAGATCATGTTGATCGGGTCTTGCGCGTGGTCGGGGCGGCTCACGATGCGCATCAGGATGCCGATGATCACGAGCACAGGCACGGCGATCACCAGAAGAACGTCGGAATCGAAGTCAGCCATTAGATGTTCCTTCCGATGCGATCCATCGCTTTTTCGAGTTCGGTAATACCGCTCTCGATGTTGAACAACACGCTCTCGCCGACCGACTCACGGATGCCCGCGAGGTGCTCGATGATCACGGTCATGTCGGCCGACCGTTTGCACGTCTCAGCCTCGATCAGCTTGCGCAGGGTGTCGGCCGATTGCGACGACTCGATGGTGCTACCGTCGCCCAGGCGCACGAAGCTGGCAACGCCACGATACGCAGAGGCACCCAGTGCTACCGTGATGGCCTTGATGTCGTCAGCCGCAACGATGGCGACGAGACCGTTCAGAGGTGCGTAGATCTCGATCATGGTCAGGCCTTCCGCGTGCGCCGGATGTTGTCCGACCAGAGGTATTCGCCGTCTTCGATACGCGTCACGTGGACGCCGAGAGGCACGTCCGGCGTGAACTCGGGGATGCGAACCATCTTCGTCAACGCGTTGAAGTCTTTCACGTCACTCACGCCGGGCACGTTGACGTTGAGAACCGGACGCACGCCATCGTGCCAACGTTCTGTGTCGGCATGCGTCTCGACCGGCTGACGCACCACGGCGCGCACGTCCGGCACCATCAGGTAGGCGCCCATGCGTGGCGGGAAGCCCGACACGAGGCGGATCGTGACCACTTCGTCGCGGGCAAGTGCGAGGTTGATCACGGCTTGCACGCATTCGAGCGTGGTCTTCATTTGGCTTTCGGCGTAGAGCCCGAGCGCGTCTTTGATGGCATCAGAGATCATCGCGTTGTCCACGACCCCGTTTTCGTCGGGGAAGACGCAGGCAGCAATGCACGCGTCAATCTGGTCTTGGGTCAGCAACATGGTGTTTCCTCAGTAAATGATCTTGGTATCGCGGCACGTCATGATGAACGTGAGTTGCGGGGCCTTGCCCGTTATGCGATGACGGATTGACGCGGGATCACAGCGCGTCACGAATGCGTTGAAGTCTCGATGAGCTTGCGTTTCATTGGTGTCGCCGCAAGCAGCGAGCACGACCACGCAGACCAGAACGAGCACACGCTTGACTGTCAACATGGTCGTGCTCCTTTCGTCAGAACGAGTCGTCGTCGGCCGGAAGCTCTTCTTCCAGGGCTTCGGCGATCAGGTTGAGCGCGGCGGCCAGGGCGCGGGCGATGGCGGGCACGTCGGACTCCAGCCAGAAGACGCCGTTGCGCTTGCCATCGGGGCGCGCGGCAGGGCTGAAGCCCATCTCCTTGATCCGGTCAACGCTCAGTTCGACCTCCAGCTTCTTGCAGAGGTCCGTGGTGGAAATAGCGGCCATGGTTGTTTTGCCTTTCAGTAGCGGGGTTGGTTGATCAGAGGTCGTCGCTTGTGGGGCCGGGGTCGTTCCATTCGATGCCGGGGTTGGCACCTTTGGTACGCCAGCCGTGTTTGCCTTCGGAGCCGAACGGATCTGCGCCGGGGTTGTCGGCGTAACGGTCGGTCGAGCCGAAGCCGCCCGTGCCGCGTGCGGTCGTGCCGAGTTCATCGACGACCTCGAACTGCACGCGGGGAATCGGGATGATCATGGCCTGGGCAATGCGGTCGCCGGGCTTGACGGTGAAGTGTTTAGCGTTCGTGTCGGCCGTCAGCTTGACCATGATCTCACCACGATAGTCAGAGTCGATGATGCCGACGCAGTTGGCGAGCCGCACGTCGCTCTTGAAGCCGTGGCCGCTGCGCGAGAAGATCTGCATGACCCAGCCGGGCGGGATCTCAACAGCGAGGCCAGTGCGGAAAACGCCAACATCGTCAGCCCACATGGAGCTTTGTGCCCAGGTGTTGTCTTCGTCCCAGTCTGCCGGCGCAACGGCGTGCAGGTCAAAGCATGCGGCCTGGAGCGACTGGTAATCGGGCACGATGGCCGCCTCGTGGAGCTTCTTCAGCTTGACGACGAGCGGGTCAGCCATGCAGGTGCGAAAGGTATTGGTCATGGTGCGACTTTCAGGTTGATGTCGGGAACGATTGCGGCGGGCTTGAACACGACCACGTAGTGATACGTGCCAACCTTGGCCGGTTCGAGTTGTTCGATGAAGTACGTCACGTTGTCGGACAGCCCGAGGAAGTGCTTCTTGTACGCGCCAGGGCCGACCTTGCAAGTGATCGAGACCTTTTTCGGGCTGTCGTCATTGCCTCGACTGCAAAGCCCTTCGATGCTGAGCATGTAGTCACCCGTGATGCCGTTGTAAAAGACGACGCGGCGATTGATCTCGAAGTTGTCGGCGGCTTGTGAGAGGTTGCGCGAGGCAACGTCGGCGTCGGAAGAACAGGCGCCAAGGCCGATGGCGGCAAGGAGTGTGATGAGGGTTGTCTTTATCATGATGCTCACAGCGATGAAGGTTGAGGGGCAGGTGATGGCGGCATGCGCCCATAGCCGGGAGGGCGTTGAGGCATGACATATCCGCCCGAGGCTAACTTCTTGGCAGCAGGCTCGGGCAACTTCACGCCGTCGGCCTGTAGACGCGCAATGCGCTTCTTGTGCATGGCGGCCGAAGCGGCGAAGTGCTCGCTCCAGGCCGTGTCCTCGACGAGCTTCAGCATCGACTCGGCGAGTTGCTGTTGGGCCACGGTCTCGGCCGTCGGTGCCTTCGCGTGGCCCCAGCGGCGCGCGAGGTGCGCCAGGATGAAGGCCAACACGACGAAGATGCCGAAGCCGATCACGGCTTGGATGTTGTTAGACATCGACGCCTGCTCCTACCTTGTCGTTAAGTAGCACATGAAAGACCTTCGTCAACGCCTGCACCGAGGCTTCGGGCACGTGGCACAGACGATCACTGTTGATCGCAAAAAGTGCGACGATTTTCTTGGTCGCATCAACGCCGAACATGCTTCTGTAGTCAGTCGCGGCTTCGTTCATATCGGCCCGCGTGAACTCGGACGGCGCCACGGCTTTCTCGGGGATGACGTATTCGCCCTTGTCGCCGACGACACCGGGAATCGGCGCGGCCGAAGCGATCCCGCCCGTGGCATAGCTCACGTTGCTGGCGAACTTGGTGTTCTCGATCTCGTTCAGGTAGGTCACGATGCCGGCGAGGTAGTTGATGCCGCCCAGCATCTCGTTCACGCGGGCCTCGTGCGTCGGCAGGTTGATGCCTTCGGTGATCTTCTTGACGGCCTGGAAGACCATGCCGAGCGGCGAGTTGATCATCTGGCTGATCGACTGCATGCGCTGCTTGTGGAACGGGATGTCGCCGCCCAGGTTGTGGCGGGCGTGACCTTTGCCGCTGGCCGCTTGCTTGTAGGCCGAGATCAGCACGTGTTCGAGCTTTTCGTAGCCTTCGGTCGTTTCGGTGTCGTTGAACTTGAGGGTTTGCATGTCGAGGTACTCTCCGATGAATGCTGCAAGCAGCGGTTTGATGAATTCGGCTTCCCTGTAGCGCCGCCAATCGTTCATTTGCGCCCAGTGGGCGCGCATACTGTCGGCGGCACTCTCGTAGAAGGGTTCGTTGTCGTCTAGCATTTGCAATACTATACACGAGAATTTTCGTAACCGAAGTGAATTTTTTGTCGTCCAAGGAATTCGGCCCGGGTCAGTTCCACGGTCAGACCGGCAGCAATGCTGTCGCCGTTGATCGGCAAAGGCTCACCGGGCAAGGTTGCCCAGTAGTCATCGCTTTCCGGGATGTGCCAATACCGCACGCCCGGAATATCGAACTCAAGCATGCCTTCCTGCTTGATCGCTTCGATGGACGACTCAGCCTCATAAAGGCAAAGAACCGGGCGACGCCCGGCTTTAACCTCTTCGCGAATGTGTTGGCGCATGAGCGCCAGGGCCTCAGCCCGCTTGTTGGCGTATTTCATGATCAGAAGTCGTCATCGCTAGGCCCCTTTACGCTCTTCTTCAGATTCATGAAGCACGACGCAATGGCTCGGGCCTGCCACTTTGCATCGTCGAGCGCGTGATGGGCCACGGCCTTCGGATCGTTGATGCTGCCGTCACGGTGGGGGTCATAGCCGATCAAGTAGTCAGCCACGTCAACCACGGTGCGCATGTCGCGGATCGAACGGAAGTGCCATGGCTCCTTCAACCCCACCGTACCCGTGTCGTAGGCGTGCTCCAGCCACGTGATGTCGGCCGTAGCGCCGTTGCCCCACGGCTGTACCTGGCCGGGCAGCGCGCGACCCCAGGAGGTGAACTGCTGCAACGCGGTTGCGAGTGCGAGTTTCAGGCGGCCGGTGTCCTGAAAGAGTTGGCGCGCCTCGGCGTTCTGCCGCATCCACCATGCCACGGTCTCGCCGTCCACGCGCGCGTTCTTGCAGGCGCTCGCGAACTCGATCTCTTCGTAGTAGGTCTGACCCAGCTTGCCGCTGCGTCGGTCGAACGCTACGGCGCCGATGGCGATCACTGGTGCGTCCCAGCGCTTGCCCAGGCTTTCGCAGTCAACGGCCACGTCGATGTATGGGCTCTTCATTTCACAATTCCTAGCGCCGCGTGAACGGCAGAGCGAGCGTACCGACGGACGTTCTCTGCGTCCGCGTCGCTCAGTTGGTTGACGGTGGTGCCATGGATGCTGAAGGCCAGTTGTTCCGTAGCCGCCGTGTAGTCGATGGCGACCGCAGGCACATCCTTCATGCCCAGGGTTTCGATGTACCTGTCAGCACCGATGCTGGCAAGGCGGCGCAGCGTGCCCTCGGCCGCGCGATAGGTCTTGTCCTGCTTGCCATGCAGGAAGGCGCTCACGTAGGCCTTCTCGATGTGCGGCAGCATCGACGCAGTGGGCGGCAAGATGTGCGGCCGGGCGATGTAGAACGGTGTGACCTCGCGGATCACCTCGTGCCCATCGGGTTTCTTGCCAAGCACACACGTCCGGTTGCCCGAGGTGTACGTGACGACCCAGCCGTCAGGCGTTGTTGCGCTCATATTGCTCACGCTCCTTGTCGGTGTAACGCCAGCGGAAGTAATGCTCGGTGCCGTAGCTCTCGGACCAGCAGGTCAGCGTGCCGTAGGCCGCCTTGATGATCACGCGACCCTCGAACAACGCCTGCCCGGTGAAGTCGTCGTTGTCGCAGATCTCGATCTTGATACCGGCCTTGGCGAGCAACTCCTTGAAACGCAACGCGAGCACAGACGGCAGATCGCGCAGCGGGTGGTAGAAGTCGTGAAGCTGCATGGCTGACATGCGGATCGTGATCTTGTGCGAGCCTTCAGAATTCGTCATCAGCAGCGACATGCTTGGCTCCCTTCTGCGCGTAGGCGATCCACGAGTAGGTCTTCCCCTGGCCGCGCCGCGCCTCGTGCATCGGCCCATATGCGACAGGCTGACCCTTCTTGTCGTGCGTGCCGTGGGAGTACCACTTCCACACGTAGATGTCGCCGTCGATGTCGTCAACGGTTTGCATGGTCATGAGCCCCGTCTTGACGCTGCGCAACAGCAGCACACCGTGAATCGGAATGCCGGCCTCACGCAGTGCGTTCATGACGTGAACGTTGTGCCCGATGTCGTTGGTGATCGTGCGCAACGCGTCTGCGTCATAACGCACTTCGATGATCTGCATAGATGGTCCTTAAAAATCGTTGTCGTAAGGCCCTTCGAGACGCCACACGCGCACACCGGGGCTCTCGTGTGAAGGGTCGTCGTAGGTATGGCGAAAGCACACGCCCAGGCCGGCGCGCAGGAACGGCTTGCGCAGGAACTCGACATCAGCCAGTTGCGCGTCAGGCACGAAGAAGGAGTCGCGGCCAGGGATGAACCGCTTGAACTTCTCCACCAGATGCTGCACCGCAGGGTCAGGCGGCCGGCCGGTGCGCGGCTTGTAGGCCGGGTCCGTGATGAGCACGGTGTGCTCGGCCAGTAGCTTGATGTCGGACTTGCGCATCTCAGACGTGGCGAAGCGTCTTGACGCGTTGCACGGCGTTCTTCGAGATCACGCCGGCCGCCTGCGCGCGGGCCAGTTCCTCGGGCGGCATCGCATGCACAGGGTATCGGCTGTGCCATGCGTTCTTCGCCATGTAGAGCAGGTCAGCGTGCACGCGCTGGGGAAACTTCTCACGAAGCTCGTTGTAGATCTTCGTGAGGCCGGGGCGACGCTCTTCAGCGTACTCAAGACGCGACTTGCTCATGGTCAGATCGCGTTGTCCGGGTGTTCGGCCAGGAGCGCGGCCCAGGGCTTGGGCGGCCACTTGGCGGCACCATGGTTGGCGCTGGCCGACTCGGGCGTCTGGAACTGCGGACCCCAGTTGTGGCCGTCCCAGTGGCTGAAGCCGATGGTGACCATGCCGTCGAGCGCTTCGCTGTCGATCACGGCGTCGTCCTGCTCGGTCACGTAGACGCCCACGCGCGCGGGCGGCACTTCCTTCGGGTAGAAGACGGAGATCTGGAGGATCTCGCCCGTGGGCATCACGACTTCGCCGCCGATGGGCACCTCGAACATCTTGACCGTCGGCTTGGGCGTCTTCGAGATGGTCGGGTTTTCGTTGCGCAGGAAGGCGTCGGTGTCGATCACCAGGGCCTGCGTTTCGCCGACGGCAGGCGGGCTGAGTTCACCCACGGGTACGTCCTTGGGCGGAATGTGCCCTTCGATCTTCGGTTCCTTGCGGAGTTCGTTGTTCATTTAAAAATCCTCGTCGTTGGTGGTGGAATCGGACTCGTCGGCCGGGCCGGCAAGTTCCGCGCTGATCGCGGTCACGAGACGACGATAGGTCGTTGCCGTGAGCCACGCGATGGAAAAGAACGCGGTGTCTTTGTCTTCACCACGCTCTTCGTTGTTGCCTTCGTTCGTCGTGCCGATGGTGCAGCCACGGAAGCACAGCTTGTCGTCGAAGCGGAAGGACATGAGCGGATCGACTTCGCCTTCCTCGATCCAGTCCATGCCAAGCTCGTGCACGTCGTAGTCGGCCTTCAGCAGGGCCTGGATCTCGTGGGCGCCGATGTCGCGGTCCTTGACGCTCACAACGCGCTTCTCGGGGCCTTTGAACTTGCCCTCGCTACGCGGATAGAACACCGCTTCGCCGTGCGTGTCGCGGGCCACGCCGTTGAGGTAGCTCACGACGCTCTTCTCGAACGACAGCGGGCTCGGCGTGAAGTCGTAGAAGGTATTGAAGAAGTTGAACACGATGTCGCAAACCGACTGCGCCTTCTTACCGGCCGCGCAGAAGACGAACATCTGCGACTCGGGCGTGATCATCACGTAAACCATCTGTTCACGGATGAACGCCTTGGGGAGCATCTCGAACTCCACCTCGTCACGGGTTTGCGCCCATTCCTTTTTGCTGCCAGGGCGGCCGGTGAGATCTGCCAACGCGGCCATGCGCACCTTGACCTCTGCATCGCGCACCTTGGCCGGTAGGATGCGTTCGTTGATCTTGATGCCCAGCAGCACAGCGGCGCCGTTCAGGTCGAGCATGTAGCGGTCGTCGCCGTCGATCTCGGCAAAGCCCAGGCGCGAGTACGAGCCGCCCGAGGGCTCCATCGCTTCGACCTGCTGCGTTTCGATGTCGTCATTCAGGTTCAGCAGGCCGGCCATCAGATCGTTGCCGGTGAGGTGCTTGGCGCCGTCGTTGACCGTGAGGTTGTAGACGACAAAATTCTTGAAAGGGTTGCTCATGGTTTACTCCTTAGATCTTGATGACCTCGAACGCAGATACGGGGGTGCCATCCTCCCAGCAAAGCCCAGGGATGGGTCGCAGTTCGTCCAGTGAGTGCCCGTGCAGGATGCCGCTATTCACTACGAGAACCTTACGCATCACCTGATTGAGCGGTGTGCTTTGGGCGGTCACGCGTTGCAGCGTGCGAATGAAGAACTCGTCGTCCGTTTGGCTGAAGCCGATGATCTTGGCGTCGGTGCTCATGTCGATGTCATTCAAACCGAACACGACAGCACGGTCGATGATTGCCACGCGGGTACGTTCCACAGAAGGCCTCCAGAAGTCAGTAGGGTTGAAGCCGCCCCACTGGCACAAAGCCAAGAAGTTCGGCACGTCGGGTGCAGTCTTGTTGTTGCGGATGCGGCTCAACGTCGCAGGCAGCACGCCAGTGACCGTCGAGACCTCACGCATGTTCATGTCGCGCTCGTGCGCCTTGTTGTTGAGTGCCAGCCAGAAGGCAACGCCGTCAAACGCGCCCTTGGTCATCTCGCGGTCGCTGGGTGCTCCTGGCATTACCAGCCTCGGCGAAGAGTGATCTCACCAGCGCGCGCTTTGTTGGCGAGCTTGGTGCCTGCGGGCCAGCCGGCGCGCGGCATCTTGTGGTGGCGTTCGATGCGATAGCCGCTCTTCGTGCGCTGACGGCGCGCAGGTCGGCCGCTGTCGGCGTAGTCCTCGTTCGACACGAAGAAACGACGGTCACCGGCCGCCGTTAGCGTGTCGATCAGTTGGCCGGTCTTTTCAGCGGCCATCGTTGCAGCAGCGCTGAATGCGGCCATGGCGGCCGAGGTAATGAGCTTCACTTGGTTCCTTCCGAGAGTTTGTCGATGATGCGTTCGGCCGTGTTCAGGTCGAGGATCGCAGCTTCGATCTTCTTGACCGCTGCATTGGCGGCCATGCGTGCGCTGACGGCCTGGGAGAAGTTGGTCTTGGTCTCCAGTTGCTTGGTGCGCAGGTTGACGTTCTCCCGCGCGAGGTGGGCCGCGTCACGGATGACAGCGATGTTGATGGCAGTGGTCATGATGATCCGATGGTTGAAGGGATGACGAGTTTAATCGTCCTTGCCGATCACGGAGCGCACGTCCGAGGGCGGCGTCACGCGAGCGAAAAAGCGGTCGTTCGCGAGCACCTTGATCCGTGCGCGCAGCAGGTCCAACTCGGCATCGCTCATCAGCGCGGTCAATGCTTCGATACGCTCGAACGCGGCCATACCGGCCGTCTCGTCCATTGCTGCGTCGGTCACAGAGGCCTTGCACGTGCCCTGCTGTCGCTCGATCTTGTCCAGAATATCCAGGGCATGAGCAACCGTCGATGTGGTCTCGAAGTCCGACGTAGGCTCGGCCGCGCGACGCGCTTCCGCGTGGCCCAGGCTCTTAGTGTGATTGAAAGCCAGGAGTTGCAGCGTGAGTTGCCGCGTCATGGCGTTGATCTGGTCCGTGGTCATCTCCAAGAAGAGATCGCCGACCACTTCACCGTCGCTCTCGTTCTCGGTCAACTGGCGGTGCGTGGTCTGCACCTGTTCGGAGAAAGCCTGGATCTTGGCAACGAGTGCGGCGCGGCCCTCGTGTTGCTTGACTGGGGTGTAGGTGTAAGTTGCCATGGTTAGAACTCTTTCTTAGGGAAGGGACGGTGGTTGTTGGGAACGACTTTAAGGCGATAGACGTAGACCCAGGCGGGAAAGCCCATGCCTCGCATCTGCGTCAGACCACTCGCGTGACGGGTCAACGTGCCACGCGAGTACATCTCGCCGAGATCACGACCGAGTTGCGGAATCTTGTTCGCGCCGAACGGCATGATGAAGACCTGCTTAGGCTTGCACGCTCGCTCGTATGCATCAACGAACCCTCGGTCGAGAACATCGACGCTTGCTGTAAGCGTGTTGGTGTCGATGTACTTCTCGATCCAGGCGAAACGGTCGAGGGGCTTCACGGCTGATCGCCTTCCTGGGGCACGGTGCCTTGCGCCGGGGCGTTGGCACGAAGCTCCTGCTTCAGGCGGCGTACCTTACGTTCCATTGCGTTGATGTGCTTGCGCAGAGCGGTGCGGGTGTCGTTGTAATCGGTCTCGGCGACGTTCACTGCGTTACCGACGCCCCACTCTTGCAACAAACCGTGGTGCCGTGCCGCTTCGTCGAACTCGGTGAACAGTCGCTCGCTGGTTGGCGTGAGGGTGAGGGGCTTCATAGCTTGATCTCGGGGAAGAGACGCACGAGGTCATCGGCGTGCGGCGAACGCATCGGGTGAGCGCCATAGCGCAACGAGCGAACGGCCGACGCGATAGCTTCGCCCTGTTCGCTCGTCAACCCTGCGGCGGTAGGCACAGCCAAACGAGTCAGTAGTTCGTCGGCCGCGATGGTCGATTGGTGCGCAGCAAACTCGATGTTGTTCTTGGTTGCCTTATGACCGACGAGCATTGCGGCCATCAGTTGGGTTGCGATCTCGGCGCGTTGGTTGGTCATGCTTGTTCCTTTCAAAGATAGACGAACGTCGTCTTGGGGTGGGAGATCACCGTGCAGGCGATCCCTTTGTTGTCGATGTAGTGGCGCTTGACCTTGCACGACACCGTGGCCTTCTGGCCCTTTTTGATGAAGTCGGCGCGGCCCTTGTAGCGAAACTGGTTGCCACTGTCGTCGGCCATGATGAACCAGTAGGAGATCCCGCTGTCATAGTGACTGAACGAGTAGCCTTGCACCTCCATGATGTGCTCGCAGGTCAGGTCGAGCGACAGTTTGTCGCCTTCCTGGCCGACGTAAGCACTGGCCGCACGTTGCTTGTCGATCTTCTCTTGGTTGGCCTGCTTGAACTCGGCGATCCGGTTCTGCCGTGCGGCCATAGACTCGAAGCACGCCTCGACCTGCTTGGCGCTCAGCTTGCCGTACTTGTCAAACGACTCCACCATCTTCTGCACGAACGCTGGCAGCTTGTGCACGAACGCTGGCAGCTTGTGCATCGGGTGGCTCATGCGGTAGGCGCCCTCATCTTCACCCGTGTTCTCCAGCGGATAGCCATTGCCCGTCAGCACCTCGTTCAAGAACTGCTGCTTCGCCGAGGTACGGCAAAACGTCTTGCGTGCATTCCAGATGATCGCGCGCTTGGTCGCGTTCTCGTAGGCCTGCTCGTTCTCGATGTAGTGACTGGTCATGGTTGGCGTATAGGGTGGTAAGCGTTTCTGAAGGGTGCCTCGTCCTGGGCGCGAGATCTTTTGCGTTGACGTTTATCGAATGCTAGTGATGTAGTTCAACCTTGTCAACAGAATTTCAGGTCGGGTCAATAGTGTCGTCGAGCGAGATGCACGTGACGATCACCAGCACGTAGATCAGGCCGGCCAGGGTCTGCACGTCGGTCACCTCGACCGTGTAGCGGTTGCCCGTGCGGTTGCTGGCGCGCTGCACGAGTGGATTGGTGTTGTTGCGCAGCTTCACCCGCAGGGCAGGCAGGGTGTCCGGCAGATCCACGAGCCGCAGCCCGGGGTCAACCGCCTCGACGCGGGCGGCCGACTGGCCCAGGCCCAGGCGTTCGATCTGGCCGGTGAAGCCGTTGTTCTCGCGGACCTGGGTGGGCGCGGCACGTTGCACGTCGTCGTCCTTGTGGGTCATGGCGTCGGCGAGCAGAAGGGCTTTCTCGGTACGGCTGGCCTTGGTGGAAGTAAGCATGAAGTAACTCCAGGGTTGGTTGATGAAGGCTCGATCATAACTGTCTATCAAATGCAGTGTCAATGTTTTTCCCGAACTCCTTTGCAAAAGTGTTTGCCGAATGACCGCCGAACGGTTTGGCTGATCGACTTGCAAAAATCTTGAGCAAAATTCCGCCGAAGTAAGCGGCCGAACTCGACAGCCGAACGAGTTGCCGGAAGGCGCCGCCAAACCGCCGACCGAAGTCAAACGCTTTTGGCCGTTTGTTCTGAAAAATGCAGAGGGAAAAACAGACAAAGTAAGCGGTGAGGGCCTGGTCCTTTCACGGTTGGATTCGTTCTAGGTGTCACCGTTCCACGTATACGCGTAGGCGTGCACGAGATTTTGCCGGATGCTCCCAAAACCATAGCACGATCGCTAGGCGTGGCGCGGTGGGCCAGCGGTTTTGGTAGGTGCTGCGCGACGCATGGCCATCGCGGCGCCCGGGGTCTAGGTGAAAACCCCTTGACACTCTCGGGAAGTGACCGTGAGAATCGAGGTTCGATCAATTCACCCTGAGGTTTTGCTATGGCATCCCGTACCCCCACCACGAACCAATTGCGCAAGCGCGCAGCATGGGAACAGATCGCCGGCTTTGTGCCGGTCGAATGGAAAGACAGCCGCACGGCCCGCCCGCGTGTCGCCCCTTCCCGCAATGACCGCAGCCGCACGCAAGGGGCGCAAGCATGAGCCGCGAACGTAGCGAAGCCTGGGCCAATGAGGCCATGCGCGTGAAGTCGGCCAGTGTGCCTCGCACCTGGGCGCCCAGGGCCCGCAAGTCGGAGCCCGTATGGCTTATCTCGGGCCTCGTGGTCATCGGCGTTATCAGTACCTGCGCCCTGGTTGGGTACATCCTGGCCGGTGGCGGGCGTTCTATCCTTTCCGCACTGGGGGTTTGACCATGGCAAAGACGAATCACATGAGTGCCCGCGCGACCCCTGAAGGTCGCGACCTTTTGCTGTATCAGTCACTGTATCGGCGTGCGCGACAGGCATCCGAAGCGCTCAAGCGGCTGTACCTGAAGCGCGACCGTCCGAGCATCGACAAGGATGCACTTTGGGAGGGTCACTACGCTTGCCGACTTGAGGCCGAAAGGTTCGTCTCCCTGGCATTGGAGACCGGGCGGATTTTGACCGTCTTTTACGACGACTAGGGTAAACCCCTTGACACTGCCTCGCAGTGACATCGATAATCCCCATACCGATTAATTACTTCACGAGGTTTCCCGATGGCTTCTATCTCTCTTGGCTCCATGAAGCGCGAACTGTGCGGCGGCCAGTTCGTCATGACCCTTGCCATCGACGGCAAGGCTTTCTTTTCGTTCATCGGTTGGATGAACAATACCCGCCCGGACATGATCAGCCTCAACACCTACGGGTCGGCAGACATGTTGGAACTCGCTAAGGGTCTCGCCGGCCTGAAGATGAACCGCAGCTATCGCATTTCCCGCTTCCTGCCTACCGCGATTGAGGGCGACTTTCGCCGTCAACAGGCCACCGCCCGCGCCATGATCACGCAGCCCGTCGAAACGAAAGAAAGCTATCTTTTGAATTTGCAAGACTTCAGCGAATATCATGCCCGTCGTGCTATGGGCAACCGCAATTGCGCCATGGAGCTAATCAGCAGTGGCCGTGAAGGCTGGCACGTCGAAAAGGATATCGCTGATTACCGTGCGGTCGCGCTTAAAGAACAAATGCGCGCGGCTGACGCGTTCATGAAAATCGCAGGTGTTCGCGGCCTGTTTGATACCCCGGGCATGGATGACGCGCACGCCGTCGAATGCGAACCCTCGCGTATCGACCCTGCGCCCGTAGCGACCCTCTTTTCTGTTCGTCGCTGCGACACATGCGGCGCGATGCTTGACGGCACCGAAGGCGCACATGTGTGCATCGACACGTATAAGGCGAGCTACCGCGAAAAGGCGTTCAATGCTTACGGCCGTTATGCGATCTATTGCGCCCGTGCCAGCGTCACGCCCTATGCGTTCCCCGAGTGGTTCGCTGACTGCTACATGGGCCACGAATCCGACCCCGCCGCTAACTGGAATTGAAGGAAACACTATGCGCCACATTCAAGCCATCATCCGCGCCGCAGCGCACGCCCTTGCCGTTGCACGTGGCCGCTTGGGCCGCCGTGCTGCCCTGCGTCACATTGATGCAGTGCTCATGCGCGAAGCCCGCGCGCAAGTCATCGCCCGTCTGTTCTAACTCCGAGGTATCACCATGACCGAAAAGCACGTTACTTCCATGCGCATCGTCAACATGCAAAGCGCCGCCTACTCTGACGGTACCGCCAGCCTCATTAATTGCACGTTTAAGACGGGTATCGATGCGGCCCGCATCCTGGGTGACGGTACGTTGCAAAACCCGCTCTGCGTCGGTCCTACGCCCGATGCCATCGATCTGACGCTGGCGCCTTCGGATGACTTTCTCAGGAATGTGCTGTGCACGGCCTGCGAGGGCGGTTCGAACTACTGGGCCGCATTCAAGTGCCTGGAAACGCATGAGGGCGAGTACGGGCCGGAATGGCAACGTGTGCGCGTGACGGACGTGGAAGAAGTAGATACGGGCAAGCATGAGGTAGGTTTCACGGAATTGCGCGAGGGCATCCGCCGCATCCTGGCTGGCGATATGACCGACAAAGCCAGCCATGCACAGATCGCCGTGCACCATCGCGCGGCCCTGTTTCAAGCGCTCATCGCAGAGCCTGGGGGCGACGCGGGCATGGTTGACGGCGACCTCGCAGACTGCGTTATGCAATGCGCGGCCCTGGGCCGCATCGTCTACGGTTAAGCACACACAAGGACTCATCATGAAAACCATTGAACAATTGCAAGCCGAGCACGAAAAGCAAATCGCGGCACTCAAGGCAGAGCGTGCCATCGCAGATAAGCTGGTCGCGGCTGGCCTGCCTGCCCCCGACTATGTTGGCGGCGCGCTGTATGGGGCCATCGGCTTGACGTATCGCAGGGTGGGCAACATGAGCGCGGCTATCGACCTCATGAGCCGCTTCCCCTCTATCGTGCCTTTCGCAGTGCTGCGCGGTAGCTTCACCATCATGGCCGTTGAAAGTGCACTGTCTGAAAAGTACAGCGAATGCAAACGCGACACTGGGCGCACCAGTGGTGACTATGCGTGTCGCCTTGACGTGCGGCATATCGAGGACTCGCCTGCGCCCACTGCGGCGCGCCTGGAGTTTTTCACGCGCATCGACGGAACGCTTTTCAGCGTCAGCCTTGAGTTTGGCTCGGGTTACATCGACTCATGCCCTGGCCTACGCCCCAGGCGTGTCGAAACCCGTGGTTTCAGAAACCGCCTTGAATCTGTCACGTTCAATGCAAACGAGGTTGCTTACAGCATGGCCGATGGTTTTCTTAGCTACGGCTCGGGCGATATGGGGCCTATCAAGAAAAGCGCGGATCACCGTTATCTGTTCGTGAGTGATCACGGGCAGGATGAATGCACGATCAATGAATGCTCGCATGCAGTCGCGCAACTTCGCAACCTCGCAGCACAAATCGGAGAATGACCATGGCTGACATTTTCATTCTCAAGGTGTCGTGCGACAACGATGCATTTACTGACGGTGGCCGCGATGACGAGTTGGTCCGTATCCTGCGCGAGACCGCCGACAAGATTGAGCGCCTGGGCGCATCGGGCTTCTTTGAAACGATCCACGATATCAACGGTAACGCCGTTGGATCGCACGCGGTCAAACCGCGCGACTACTTCACCAACCATCCGCTTAGCGCACTCATCGGAGAATGACCATGGCTTACTTCGCGACCTTTTTTCAATTCGCCGTGTACCCCGTGGGCAGCACTGAAGTTATCGAGGCATGTGGAGACCGCGCCATCATCATTTTGGATGGCCGTGAGTCCACGCTTAACCATGAACGCATCGCCGCACGCGTGGCACGTGAGCGCGGCTATGTGGGGTACAAACTCCACAAGGGGTTGATCAACGGCCCGCACGTCAGCACGATGCTGCGCACGGTCTACCGTTACAGCGCATGCCTGCTTGACGGAACGGAACTGTATAAGCAACACACGGCGCAGGCCATCGGCGATGCAGTCATTGCACACGAGGAAGCGGCGCAAGGGCGTGGCCCTCAAATCGCCTACACGTATGACCACAAGGCCGGCCAAGCCTTCCCCTATACAACCTGGGCGCGCGATGAGTCCGGGCACTGGGTTGGATCGCAACACCGTTCGTTTGATGACGTGCGCGCCGCAGTCATCACACACGCTTAAGGGGTAATCATGGCTCAACAATTCGCAAACGTGTCCTGCAAATACGGCGCGCCCATGGGTCGCAGTGCTGACGCAAACCTTGACGACTCGCCTAACTCGGTGCGCCTGTTTCGTGTGAACCTCGATAGCGGCGGTTATGACGATGGCGGGGCTTACTGGGGCACTGGTTGCCGGCTCTACTGTGCTATCGATGCGGACGGCGCGCGTCAGTTCGTGCGGGCAATGACGCGTGAACGTGCGGCCTTTGTGTTGGGTGTCAGTGATCGCGCGTTGAAAGCCAAACTGCATCGCCATGGCCTTGAATACGGCCAAGCGTTGATCGATGGCCGGGCACCCATGCCCATGGTGCAGCGTGGCTCCTGGGGCGAAGTGCAGGGCACGCGTGAGCACGCAATGGAATGGATGCGCGAGTCCGGCCACTATCACGACGGAACACCGAAAGGGGAATGATCATGTTTAGCGCTACCACGTATCAAGGCAAGCCGGCTGTTTACGACTCGGTTTCCCGGGTGTTCTATTTCTGCAATTCTCATCGTCGTGCGGTTGAGTGGGCGCGCGAATTGAACGAGGGGAAGTGATCATGAAAACACACAAAGCCATTCGCAACCGCTGGGCGCTTCGCATTCAACCCGGCGACCGCGTTGACTACCACTCTGCCCGCGTGGCCGGGTGTATCAACAGGGGCACGGTCGAGCGCATCCAAACCGAGTCAACGGGCGTGCGGGTTGTCATGACCTCAGGCGCAACATGCGCGCCGGATGACGTGACCGTGGTGCATATCGAAAAGGGCGCGCCCGTGCTGCGTCGCGGTGCGGGTATCGAAGTGCCTACGACTCGCAACGGTCGGCCCCGCTATCGCTGGGTGCAGGGTTGGTTTATCGACTACGGCCATGGCCGCGTCAGCACGCTCATGCGTCTCGCCGAAGCGCGGGCCGTGCTGCGTGAAGCAAAGGGAAAGCAAGCATGATCAAAATCGAACAAATCGGCCTGCCTGTTGAGGGCACGTCGTGGAGCTACGGCGCCAGCCATATGCGTCAAATCCATATCCGTGACGCGGGTGCACTTTGCGGCCTGTACCCGATGCCCCGCATGGGGGAGGAAACGATTGTCGGCATCAAACCCGACGTTCGTTTCTCGGGCTTTAAAAAGCGGCTTGTCGTAATGAACGTGGCCGGGGCTTACTTCCTCGCCAGCAGTGACGCGCCCGTTAGCGAGTGGCCTGCCGTGTTTGGCGTCGAGGTCATCGGGCCCATGGTCGAGACGCATAAGGGGAAAGCATGAAAACGCTCGAATGGGACAACTATGAATTCAAGGTCGCGGCTCACTTCCTGGCGGCCATGATCAACGGCGACTTCAGCGGCATGACTTCGGATGAGTGCATGGCGTACCGCACGTTTGAACAGGCAGCGTATGCCACCGCAAAGGCAAGCGGGCTCACGGTGGGGCACTGGGCCGATGACCCGGACGACAGTGAAGGCAATGGCTACGGCGTGTGCGCGATCACTGGTGAAGTCGCAGGACGCGTGCCGGTCAAACTCATGTGCTATCGGGCGGTGGATGCATGATGACAACCCCACGCATCCGTAACGTAGACCGCAAGCCCTGGCGCCCTGGTGCATGGATCACTGAAGGCGGCGACGTGGTGTTTGTGCCATCGGAACAGGCGAACCAAGCGGCCATGGCAACGATCAACGGAACGCCCGTAGTCATCGCCCGTGCCATGGCCGCCGCAGATCACACCATCAACTCCAAAAAGGACCAATCGTGAAATTCAAAGACATTCCCCCAGGCTTCCGTTTTCACCTTGAGGGTGATCTGCCCGGCGCGTCCGACCGGGTGAAGATTGACGGCACGCGGTCGATGTTCGTTGACGTGGTAGGCAACACGTCGGGGCCGGTAGAGCGCATGCCAGCTAACACCCTGGTGAAGCCCCGCCCCATGCAGGCCGCACGCCCGACCATGACCAGCCGCGCAGTGACGGCCTATATCGGCGGGGTCATCCGCGAGGCCCGGATGCGGGGCTTTGATGAATCGACGCCCATGCGTGCGCTGGGTAAGGGACAGGCATGAGCCCGGGTGCATGGTGGATGACCCTGCTATCGGGCCTATGCGCCCTGGTGGGGGTAGGTGCTGGGGCTTGGACATACTATGTGGATCGTGACCCCGTGAGTGCTGTCCTAGTGCTGGTGGGCATGGTATTCGTGTCTGCCTTCCTTCAGCCGGAGTCGCCCCTACGCACATAGGCTAGGCCCTACCCTCTGACTCATCGACCCGCCCTAGTGGCGGGTTTTCTTTTGGCCCCTCGCACAGTGCTGCGGCAGGGGTACACACGGGGCGCCTAACCGCAATGGTCGGGCCTATGCATGCCTACCCATGGGCATGGCCCTACAGCTACACCACGAGACGCATAGACCTGCCTACAGCTACACCCTGTGGCAGGGGGAACGGGCGCGCCTGCATGCGGCATGTGCGGGGCTTGGCCCTAGGCAAACGCTTTCCCTTTGCAGGCTATGCCATGGCACGGTCAATCAAACGCGCGCGTTTAAATCGTGGGCATGGGTACGCATGGGCATAGCAGGATGAGCCTACAGGGCACGAACGTGTGCAGGACTGCCCGTGCTATGGCCTAGCCTGCGTTCGCCTCTCTGTGGGGCTGCGCGGGGGCACGGTGGGGCGGTCGGAGTCCCTGGCCGGTTGGCGATGGGTCCCTCTAGCCCTGGACGGCAGGCCGGGAG